GCGCCTTCCGGGGCCGCGCAGACCCCCCCGGGGGGGGTTGCTGGGGGGGTGTTTCCGCAGGTCAGAGGCGTGCGGGCATGTGGGCGTTTCCGCAGGTCAGGGCACGTTTCGCGCCTCCAGCTAACGTTCGACCGGTTTTCGATCAGGTGTTCGATCCGCGGGCCTCGGCGCGGGACTTCGGCGCGTGGCATGCCTTGCATAGGGTGCGCATGTTGTCGAGTGTGTCTGTGCCGCCGCGTGATCGGGGTTGGATGTGGTCGGCGTGGAGTTGTCCACTGCCGGGAGTCGCGGTGTGTCCGCAGCTTTGGCAGGTCCAATTGTCGCGCCGGAAGGTGGCTCGCTGCAACCAGTGTGGGACTTTGCGTCCTTGGTGGTTGCCCCAGCGGTGTGTGGTGTGTTGGGGACATGTGCCGGTTGTAGTGAGTGTGGTGCAGCCTGCGTGTCGGCAGACCTTAGGCGCGCGTGGCATCAGATCGGTTGGGTGTCGGTGGTCCAGGTGTCGCGTGTTCCGTGTTGCCATGCGACGCGGCCTGGTGTTCGTGGTTGGTTGTCGTTTCTGGTGGCGATCATTGGCGTCTCGTCTGCGTGGTCTACGAGGCTGGGCCATGTGTAGGCGATGGTGTGGCTTTGGTGGCGTGCCCATGCGCTGATTGCTTCGTCGATGGGTTTGCCGTTGGGCAGTTGGTTGAGCATGTGGGGTACGAGGTCAGCGTGTATGGCGATTCCGACTGCGTGGAGTAGTCGTCGGCAGGTGAGCCAGTGTGCTGTGGTGTCAGCGGCTTTGGCGATGCGTTGTTGGTATTCGCGGGGTCGTTCTCGCCCGAGGTAGAGGCTGACCACTGGGCTGGGTGCCACTGCTAGCGCTGCGTCGAGCTGGTCGCGGAAGTTGTTGCACGGTATGGCGTCGTCTTCGAGGACCACGAGCCAGTCTGTGTTGTGGCGGGTGAGGTGTTGCCACACTTTGCGGTGGTTGGTTTCGCATCCGAGTGTGCCGTTGTCGATGCTCATGTATGCGGCGCCCACGGTTTCCATGAGCCGGTGTGCTTGTTCGGCGCGTTTGGTGTGGGCCACGATGCCGATGGTGTGGGTCATCGTGGCCTTATGCGTGTGGCTTTCACGGCGACGGTGGTGTGTGGTGTGAGTCGTGGTGTGATGCTGCCGTAGTCGTATTCGGGGTCGATGGCGATGGAGCATCTGACCCATCCGCACGCCTGGATTTTCTCGACGGTGCCTTCGTGTTCGAGTCCGTCGAAGTCAACCCATACGTCGTCGCCGGGTTTCATGCTCCGCTCCATTGTCATTTGTGCCTCCACCATGACCAGGCGTTGCGTTCGTTGGCCTTGAAGACCGTCACCACCTGGGATCCGTGGATGAGTTGGTCGGCGTGTTTGGTATAGGCAACGTAGTTGAGTGTCGCCATGTCGCCGATGATTGTTCCCGGGGCGTCGTCTTTGTGCCAGACGCGCCGAAGTTGGTCTTCGTGGTCGGCGGCCATGTCGTGTGCGAATGCCATGACGGTTTCCCGGTCGCCGCCCACGATCCCCGCGTTCAGTAGGGTGCGGTCGGCGTGGGTGTCGATGAACTGTTGCAGGTGTGTGGCTTTGTGGTTGTTGCGCATCCAGTCGATCCCCACAACGGCGGGTTCGTGCCCGATGTACAGCTTCCTGGGTTGCATGTGTTCCCACGGAGGGGTGAGCATTTCGACGTCGGTGCCGTCTACGCACCACACCCATTTGACGTCGGGGTTGGCGCGGAGCCATTGGTAGTACAGGTACCAGCGCGCGAAGTATGGGTTATCGACTGGGCTTGTAACTCGCTCGAATGACGCCTGCGGGTGGGTGAGTGGGTTGTCGCACAGCACGACGGGTTCACCTCCGGCGATGGAGGTGATCAACGTTTCGAGCAGTTTGACGTCGGGACGCATGCGTGTGCCCCGTTGCGGGTCGGGGTTGTTCGACAGCAGGCAGGTGAGCACCACACGCCGGTCGGGTTCCACGATGGGGATGTGGTGGCTGCTGGTGTAGTGGTGTTTCCAGTACAGGTCGGTGTTGCGGGTGGCGGCGGCTTTGCGTTCTTCGGTGGGGACGGAGCGTTTCACTTCTAGGTGCTCGTCCATGGAGTGGATGAGCCTGTGGGAGCCGCACACGTCGCCGTACCGGAATGTGGTGAGGCCGGCGTTGTAGATGCGGTCGGACCAGGAGGGGTGTTCCCATCCCCAGCCGCCGAACTCTGGGTCGAGGCCACCGACGCGCTCGATGACGCTGCGGTGTACGTAGATCATGCAGCCGCGGGCACCGGTTAACGCGAAGTGGTGTCCGTCGTCGTAGACCTTCGTGACGTCGTTGATTTTCCGCCCGCTGGCCAGGTCGACGAACTGGTACATCAGGTGGGGTTCAGGTGAGTCGATGTAAGGCTGAAACCAGTTGTCGGCGATAGGGTAGCAGTCGTCGTCGAACAGGAAGATGTGCTCGCAGCCGTTGAGTAGTTCGAGGCATTTGTTTTTGGCTCGGGCGATACCGGCTCGTTTGGCAAACCGGTACGTGGCACCAGGGAACGGTTGGTCGCTGGCGTCGTCGACGATGACAAGTTTGGCGTTGGGGGTGCGGCTGCGGATGTGTTCGATAGTCCGGTCGGCGATGGTGTGCCGGTTGCGGGTGGTGACTCCGATTCCGATGGTGGCGCCGCTGGTGGTTTCGGGTACGTATCGGGTTCCGTTGACCACCACTTCGTTCATTATCTCGCGGTTCCGTCCTATGTGGTTATTCGTACCAGGTGCCGCAGGTGTCGCAGTCGGCGTCTCCGCAGTAGCAGATCGTGCGGTCTGTGGTACGTCCGGTTTTTTGTTCTCGGTGCCGGTTTCGGTGTGGTTGGGCCGCGTTGGATCGGCGAAGTTCGAGTCGGGCGCGGGCAGCGTCATCCATTGGTGTAGTCCACTATCCAGCCGTTTTTCCGTGTGGTGACACAGATTGTGGTTTCTTCAGGTCTCTTCCCGGCCATCGCGAGGGTGGCGGCTTTGGCGAGCGCCGCTTGGACTAGAAGCATCCACGGTTCGTTGGGTCCAGCTTTTTGGACTGCTGGAATGTCGGGAGGTGTGGTGATCCACTCGCCAGGGTCGGAGTGCATCAGCACTTTCCCGTCAACTTCAATGTGGATCACTGTTCAGCTGCTTTCTGCAACGCTTTCGCGGGGACAACAACATCGTTGCTTGCCTTGTCGATGGTGATCGACAGGACAGGCTGGCCCGTGGGTGTGGTGCGGATGTTGATGACGCGGTGCCCGGTCGGTGCGTCGGCTGCTTGCTGGCGTAGTTGTTCGTGCTCTTCGCGTGTGAGGATCACATAGTTTTGGGTGATCGCCGCGGCGAGCGCTTCCGCGACCAGTTTCGGGGTGTCGAGGTGCGGGAGGCCTGCTTCTTCAGCGAACTGGCCGGCGAGTTCCGGGGGGACACTGACAGTTCGTAGTCCCGGCAGGAGGATCGGGAACGGTTTGGTGTTTTCGTCGCCGGGGTGAACCAGGTTGTTCAGCGTGCGGTTAAGGAAGTCCGTGAGGTCTGTGAGGCTGCTCATTTGGGGTATTCGCCTGCGAGGCCGTCGCTGATTCTGTCGGCACACCCTTCGCCACCGATCGTTCCTGCACCGTCCTGCAGATTGATTCGCCACGAGTCAGGATCGATATCGTTGGGTACTCGGCATGCTTTGCCGCAGGGGGCGAAACGGACACGATCACAGGTGTCGCAGACGCGGAGGTGTTTGAGCGGCACGGCAACTACTCCTGGCTGGTGGAGCGGGGAACGCGATCCAACAACTGGTCCAACAGTTTCTCCGCAGCCTCAACAATGCTCGGGTTTCCGTCTTCGCGGGCTAGGCGAACGTTGTGGAGAGCGTCGGTGATGCGGTCGTTGAGGGATCGTGGTGTGGCGAAGGTGGGCAACGGGGGTTCACCTCCCGAAATGCGAAACGCCCCGGTAGGTTCCGGGGCGTTTAACAGGCGAGGAAGTGTGACCTGCGCCTACGGCGACAGCCTAGCACGAATATCGAACCTTGTTTGTCAAATCAGCAAGGTTACGGCGCAATTTTGCCGTTAAGGCAATTGCGACAAACATAGCAACTAAATGCTGTGCTCATGCAATCCGCAGCGAGTTCACGTGCCGCACAAGGTCGGGGCCAATCATGAACCATTCACCAGACACCCTCAGGTGCTTGAACTGGTCATGACGTTTACGTTCCAGCTTCCGGTCCCCCGGTTCGTAGCCCATGCAGTCCTCTGGCTGAATCACTCCGATGCGGGCCTTGAGGTTTCGGCTGGTACCGATCTTGGCACGGTTTCCCAGTCGCATGTAGTACACGACGTCATCAGTTGCGGCAGTTACACCCATCAGTGTCTTCCGTTCAGTGCAGAACGCCACCATGGATCGTTCGTAGTCGCACCCTGCCGCCTTGCAGACCACAAACCCGTTCGCTAAGTGGGCAAGTAGACCACTGTCCCCACAGCGAGGGCATGGGCCTGGGATGAACTCAGCCTCTGATGGAAGAAGTTCATATGCCTGTTCCATAGCTCTATGGCTGGCGAGCATGAGATTGGCTTCCCGGTAGACAACCATGATGTGCCGCTCACACAACGGCACATGACTGGCTATGTCAGTAAGGGCTGGCGCGTAGCAGTTGGGGTGGCAGCATTCCGCAGCGAGGACGTCGTTGAGATGCACCCGAAAGACCCGGCTCATTCTGCTAATTTTACCTGTTCAGACGTTGTTTTCTTGGAGCGTGGTAGTTGCCTGTGGTGCGCGTCGAGCACATCTCCTAGGCGGTAGAACCGGACTTCTCCGTCGACTGCGCAGGGCCGCAGTCGCTTGCTTTTCACGAGGGTCTGGACCCGACGTTTGTTCAGCCCTGCACCGAGTGCGCCGAGGCGTGGGGCGATCTTTTCTATCTGGCCGGCGGTGAGGATTTGACGGTTGGCCTGGCGGACCCGTTCCGGGTCGATCACGATGTCATCCTCTGGGGGCAAGTCGATCTGCTTGCGGCACTCGTCAATCCGGTGGTGAATTTCAGGCCAGGATTCTTCGGAGCCTTCGATGAGGGCGAGGGCGGTCACGTTGCGTCTCAGCCAGCGGGCCAGAGTGATGTCATCGTTGGATTCGGTGTACGGGGTTTGTCGGGCGTCGCAGGTGAACCTGACCCATTTGATCAGGGCGTTGTGCAGTTCGTCTGCGGCTTCTACTGCGCCGATGTGGAACGGGATGCGCGCCTCAGCTTTCCGCCTTCGAAGTTTCCCGAGTCCGGGTTTTTGTACGCGGGCTTGGCGTGTGATGGTTACGGCGAGGTCCTCGATGAGTGTGGGGATTCCGCCGAGCGCCTCTTGTAGTTTGAGTTGGTCAGCCCTGGGGAGGTGGAAGTCCATGCTCACTTGTCGAACGCCTTCCTGAACATATCTTCTTTCTGTTCCCGACGTTTCTGTTCCCGTAGTTCCTTCTCGCGGTGTTCAAGCCATTCCGCTGCGGCGGCACCGACCTCTGCCGGGACGTCGGCGAGGTGGGCGTAGATGTCTACTTGGAGTTGGCAGAACGCCCGATACTCGTCGGGGTCTTGAATGGGGCATTTTTTGAGGGTGTTGGTGGCGGCGTTGAGCGCGTCCCACGCCGCGATCCACGCCCCCACACGAGCATCAGACATCAGTGATCCCCTCCTGGTTGGGTTCAGACTGCACAACCGACCCGACATCGCTGGGCAATTCGGTGTTGACCTCTACCCACCACAGTCCAGGCTGCCCAGGTACAGCCTCGCGGCGGACGAGAATGCCGCCGCTATGCGACTGGAACTCAAGCGCATCCTCTAGGCTGTCGTGCTCCTGGATCCACTCGCCCCCGTCTGGACGCGGTTGCTTCAGTGCGTAGACGCTCATTTGTGGTGTCCTTTGCAGTCGGTGGAATGCTCGGTGCGGGGCTGGAAACACACCGGACAAACAGGGCTCTCAGTGAGGAAACGAGCCTGGGAAGCGAGAATCACAGACAGGCTCAAGGCTGGTCCTCCAGTTTCGGCATAGGCCAAGGGCGGACCGATCGGTCACGAGGGCACAGCTCCGCGTCCTCCAGTGAGGTGTGCGCCCACGCCAATTCCTCGCGGGCGTTCGGGTAGATCCGGCTCATCGGTTCCCCGCAGTCCATGCAGGGGAGGCGAAGGTTGCTCATTGTTGGTCCTTTTCGGCTAGTAGTTGGGCGATAGCGATCAGAGCGTGAGTGGTCGCGGACTCGTATGCGGCTTGGCGGGCTTCTTCCCGCGCGAACTCGATGTGCTCGGCGGGGGTTTCAGGTGTTTTCGGCATCAGAACGGCGGAAACCATGCCTCAACGAGGACGTCGAACGCGGCGTCAGCTATCCGGCGCCACGCGTCCTTCTCCTGCTCCGTGAGGGTGTTCCAGGGGAACATGCGGCCGGACCCGGTGGTTTCGCAGATAGCTTGCGCGGCTCTCTCGATCAACGCTGCACGCTCAGGAGTAGTAGTCACAGGTGGTTTTCCCTCACGTGTCGCCGCACCTCAGCCAAAGCGCGGCTGCATTCAGTGGTGTGATCGAGCAGATCATCATTTGTCTGGCTCCGGTGATACGCAAGGTCCATGGCTTCGTACGCTCTGCGCATCGCTGCATTGATCTCCTTGCGCTTCTGACCCTCGTACCAAAGGTGGTCGCTCATGGTTTTCCTTTCGTGAGCCATTCCGCCCACCCCTGATCCACCACGGGCCGTGGGGGTGTGGTGTCCGGGATGATCCGTATATCCGTATGCCCCGTGTTGATCGAGTGACGATCCGCTTTCCACTGAGCGCAGTCTTCGCACGACTGGTCCCAGACACGGTTGCACTCCCGGCAATGAACCTGAATCACGCGATCGCCTCCCGCATGCAGTCGGTGCACCGCGTCAACCCACACATCGGGAATGCAGCATTGGTGGTCCAACCCAACGTCTTTCCGCACCTATCGCAGTCCAAGACATAGAACCGATCGCTCATGCCTCGCTCCATCCCGACACCCAGCGGGCCTCGTGAGCGATGTGGGTGAGGGGCGAATCCATGTCGGGATCGTGGGAATCACCGTCTTTCGAGTAGTTCTCCAAAGCCCAGGCGGCCTCATCCTCGCTGCGTCCAAGCCACCGGTGGCCGGATTCCTCGACGGGCACCCACTGCTCTTCACGGGTGAGTCCTCCGAGTGCTTTGTCGATTTCCTCGGCGACGTGATCGGCGTGCCTGGAGTAGTAGCCGCCTCTCCACTTGCAGGGGCTTCCGATGCATCGGGTGCCGTCGACGCCCCATTCGAACTGATGCTCGCGCAGCACCTCGGCGATCACGTTCTGGGCTTCGCTGCTCATGCTTCCTCCTCGGCCAACGCAGCGAGGATGTCTTCGCCAAGCGCGTTGAGCGCGTTCGCTTCGTCGCACGTCGGTCCGTCGGGTTCGGACCAAGCGCGTACTTCAGCCGCACGCTCAGCCAGCTTCCGGATTCGTGTTTCCTGCGCCCGGAGACGAGACACCCACCGCAGCAGGGAGATGATGCGCGGGCCTGGATCACGCTTGTCGTCATCGGGGAGTGTCGGGAAGATGTCGGCGGGCCAGTGCTCGTCGAGCAGTTCCATGAGGCCGTCCCAGGTGTGGAGTCGTTCGACTTCGGCGATCAACTCGGGAACGAGAGTGCGCGCCTGGGCAATGAACTCGGCATCGGCGCGCTGGTGGTACAGGTGCGTCGTGGCGACGGCCTCACGAGTCGACTCGGCATCATGCGGGATGACGCAATTGCCCTCCTCACTGCTGTACTCGGCGATCCACGGGCCTTCGGTCACGCCTTCCAGCGCAGCCTTGGCGCGCTCAACAACATCACTCATGAGGTATCTCCATCCAGTGGGTAACGAATCGGGTTGCAGGCTCTGGCACGCCCAGCTCGAAGATGCTCTCGATTACGCGGGTTTCCCGCCTGAGTCCTCCGAGGGCTTTATCAACCTCAGAAGCCACATGCGCGGTGTGCACGCCGTCGCCTGCCTCTGACCACCCGCAGACGCAGTACTCGACGCGCAACATGTCGAACCCCACGTCTGCGCCGTTGTAGGCGTGCGCATCGATCACCTCGATCATGAGGTTTTGGGCTTCGCTGCTCATGCTTCCTCCAAAGAGTCCGTAGGGATGTAGAGCACGCGGGCGGGAAGGAAGTCGATAAGGTCCCCTGGCAGGCTCTCGTCTTGGTCATCGTTGGCCCAATACCAGGTACCCCTACTCGTCTTCTGCAGGGTTCCTCCGTCGTGGGTGAGAATTATGGAATCCTCTGGGAGCCATTCGAGATCAGCAGTAGTCTCAACCCCCCTGGGGCGAAGACGCTCAACCTCGGCTACCAATTCGGCGAGCAGCCGGTAGGACCGGCCCGGTGCGACCGCGACCCGATACCCCTTCGCCACTTCGTAGTCGACCAGCGCAGCCTTGGCGCGCTCAACAACATCACTCATGAGGTATCTCCATCCAGTGGGTAACGAATCGGGTTGCAGGCTCTGGCACGCCCAGCTCGAAGATGCTCTCGATTGCGCGGGTTTCCCGCCTGAGTCCTCCGAGGGCTCTGTCGATCTCGGCGGCGACGTGGGCCTCGAAATCGTCGAGCGAACCGTCGCGGAAATCACATTCACCCACCCGCGTACCCTGGCAGTGGGAGTGTCCAGTTTCCAGGTTTAACGTCCGCCGGTGTCGGCGCTGAACCGCGATCATGATCTTCTGCGCGTCCCCGCTCATGCTTCCTCCCCTGCAGTCACTGGGATATCGAGCGACTGGCCTGCTGCCCGATAGGCGAGGCGCGACACGACGGTCTGCGGCAACGGCTCTGGCGTCTTCGACACGACGGCCTTCTTCGCCACCGTGACTATCCCCGCTTCGTTGACTGTCCAGAGCCCGCACGGGTGTGGAGCCATAACGTCAAGCCCTTCGGGCACCACGTAAACGAACCTGTGCACCACCTTCAACCACGCTCGGCGCTTCCAATAAGTGTCACGCATGAAATCCGCCTTCGACACCTTGATTTCAATCGCAGTTCGGATAAGCGAATCGAACATCAGCGCGTCGATGCGGCGGCTGTATTTATGCCCCTCGGGAGTCTCGGCTCGCGGCATGAACATCATGTCTGTGGGCTCGTCAGTGTCGGGGAGGTCCAGGTCTTCGATCGTCAGCTCCGGGACTACCGCCGCCCGATGATGGGTGCGCCGAATCGCCGAGAGAATGAATCTTGCGTCAATCCCGCTCACGCTTCCTCCAAAGAGTCCGTAGGGATATAGAGCACGCGGGCCGGAAGGTCGACCTCATCGCCGGCTTCGAGTGCTGCTTTCGCGCGGGCTACCAGGTCGCCCATCATTACTCCGCCTCTTCTGCATAGCTGGCGGCTGCCAGGATCGAGGCCGCCAATCCGCGTGCTTCATCGACGCTCAGCGGCTCGTCGCACCAAGCGCCCGCCCGGATCTGGACCTCACCCGGATGCCTGTCGAACACCACCGGCACATACAGGCCGACACCGGGAAAGTCGGTGAACTCCTGCTCTTCGTCTTCGCGCTCGTCGGGTTCGGGTAGTTGGATTACCGCCACACCCGGAAGAGAAGCAACGGCATCAGCGAGCTTTCCGGGGAGCGCATCCCAGGCCGCCTGGTCGGCAGCATCCTCAGGGTCGGTCCACAGCCGCTTCAGCGATTCACTGAGGGCTTCTGTGAGTACTGCACGCAACTCGGGGTTGTTCATTCGTCGCCTTTCGGTTCTCGGTTTCTGTCTGTGAGCCGCCCGAAGTGGATGACCCGACCGGGCAGCGGCTTCCCCGGACGAATCGTGTTGGAGCAGGGTTTGCCTTTGGGTGCTTTGCAGATGTCACACGAACTGCACGACACCGCCTCCAGGACACGCGGATCATCCGCACACGACACAAACATCGTCATCAGTCCGGCCACCTCCCGATGAGCAGGTTGTGTGGCCAACCCTTACCGACGCATATGTGCGCCTCAAACAACTCCCACGTCCAGCGTTTCCCGCCCCACTCGATGTGAACGAATAACCGATCGCCATCCACACTGGCGCTGTCCACTCGCCCACCTTTCGTCAGGAAGGGAGTGGGTCCGTTGTTCAACAGCAGATCCACGTAGCCGGTTGTTGCCAGCATCAGATGACCGACTTCGCCTCGGTCCGGTCGGGGGTCGGAGTGTTCGATGACGCCCCAGTCGCATTCCCACCAGTGGCTGCATCGGATTTCTTCTCCGGGTGCGTACGGGCCGGGGCATTTACATGGCCCGCTCACTCCGCGGCGGATTTCCACGCTCACTGCTCGTCTCCTGGGGTTGATTGCTGGGGCTGTGCGCCACGTGGAGCGACTTTCAGGGCATCCCGCGTGTCATCGGCGCTCACGACATCCGCCCACGCGTCAGAGCGCCCGTAGCCGCCAACTCCGCGGCCCGGACACGAGCCTCATGAAACGACGACCGCTGCAACACCAAGTTCGTCCCCGCAACCACACAACGAGCACCCACACCCGCCTTGCACCACGAACACCGAACCGTCAACGCATTCACCTTCGGCCGCACAAACACCCGCGGTTCCGGCGTCGTCTCCCCGTACCGGTCAGGCACGATCGATCGACTTCATCTCAGCGACCCGACCGACAGCGCGGGCCAGCCGGCGCTCCAGCTCCGCGTCACGGGCATCCTCACGAGCTTCCCGTTCCGCCGGGGTCTCCCGTTCGCACCGATCCCGACGAATCGCACGTGCAGCATCAACAAGATCCTTCGGCAACGGACGAAACCCGCTCCCATGATCGGAATACATCTTCGTCACCCCAGCCAACACGTCAGCCTGGTTGAACTTCCACAGTTCGATCTGCTCAGCCCACGCCTCAACGGTGGCGCGGTTCGGCTGCGGAAACCACGGATCGTAAGCAGCGCACTTCGCAAGAGCATTGGCCGCGATCTGATAAGAGTCGCTCATTGTCCGATTGCCTTTCTCTGGTCAGGGTTTCCGAGGCCAGCCCATCCGAGGACCTTCGCTTCGCCGGCGGTGAGGTTGCTTGATCGAGACGACTTGATGACATCCCCGAGGACTGTTGGCAGGTACTCAGGGAGGTTGCAGTTAGGCCTTCGTTCCCATTCACGCAACGCTTCCCGGATAAGGGCGTCCGGCTGGCCCTCGCGGGTGAGCTTCTCAACCTGGACTGCCAGCCGATCAACAGTGGCTCTTGGATAGGTGTTGCTTCCAAGCTCTTGCCGGACAACGGTCTTAGAAGCGGAGGATGGTTGCGGCTTCGAGGGCTTGTTGACGAGTTCGATTGAGACCGGTTCCGTGTCGACGACGACGGGGGGTGAGTCGTACGGTCCGGGCGGTGGCTCGGGCGGAAGCGGGACTTCCTCGTCCCCTGCTCCCCTGCTCCCCTGCTCCCCTTCCCCTGTTCCCCTGTTCCCCTGTTCGTGGGTGAGACTCTCTTGAGGGTCTCCAGAGGAACTCAAGAGGGACACTGACGTGTTGACCATATCCGCTGGTGGGAGTGGATATTTGTGGCCAAGACTGGGGTGATTCACCCGCTGATGCTGTTTCCACTTGGTGATGTACAGCAGATCCTTGAGACTTCCGTTGTGGACGGCTTTATAGCGGGTCACCTGTCCACCGCTGGCTAGTCTCTCCAGATCTTCAGTGACTCTCTTGAGGGTCTCTAGAGGCTCGCGGGCGAATTCATCGGCGTACAGATCGGCAACGATGGAGACGAGTTTGTCTGCGCCAACACCGTTGTCATCTACATACGACCACAAGCCGATGAACGTGAGCCGGGTCGAGATAGGCAGTTTGGTGATGTCATCGGACCGCCAGAACTCAGGCTTGATGGAGCGGATACGCATCTAGTCCTCCGTTTCGCGGTTCGGGCAGTCCGGGTGGTGAAACTGCGTTTTCGGGTGCCAGCCGCAGTCGGGGCAGCGCTGCATCGCGATCAGCTCGCGGCGGCTGAACAGCAGGCGGATCCTCGGGTCGCTCATGATGCGGCGTCTCCGAAGTCGAACCCGACGTGGTAGAGGGTGACCGAATCATCCTGGTAGTACGGCACGGTCATGCGGGGTCTCCAAAATCTAGGCACATTTGGTCGAGGCGTTTGGCGAGGATTTCGCAGTAGCGTTCTTCAAGTTCGACACCTATTGCTTTGCGTCCCAAGTTGCGTGCCGCGACGAGGGTTGAACCGCTGCCGGCGAAGGGGTCTGCGATGGTGCCGGGGGGTGCGCACTCGATAAGGGCGGTCATCAGCGCTAGTGGCTTGGCGTGGATGTGGTCGGCCTGGTCTGGCCAAGCTGCCAATATGGACATCGACTCGTTGTTGCGACGTTCAAACCCTGCTGACACGAATATTGATTCGTGTCGGTAGCGCCACGGCCCACCATTAATCCCGGGTCGCTTCTTATCCCAGACGAGTCTGTCTGCCCATAGCCCCGGCGGCTCCGGCATTCGCGGCGAGCCGAATATCAGTTTCGGCCTTCTGTGACCCCAGAGCATCAACGCTTGATCGCGGACGTCTGTGTCGCCGTCGTTGGCGATGTGCTGCCCTACGCGCTCGGTGCCACGCTGGTTTCCAACCCGCCTGCCATAACCGTCGTTGCCGCGCCTATCCCCACCGGCGGTCCCGTACGGCGGGTCGGTGACGAGCACGTCGGCGGCAAGCCATTCGGTGATTTCGAGGCAGTCCCCATGGAAAAGCTGGACTTGGTCGTCCTCGTAATACAACGTCACTTGACGCACCCCCGAGTCACCGCCTCCGGGTACTGGTCCCAGGTGCAGGTGGCGTCGGTCCACTCAATGCCCGTGTGGTCGCTCATCGTTTCTCCTGTGTGGGTTGTGGTTTCAGCGCGGGCGGGATCGGCGTGCGCGGCCTGCCCCACGCGGATCGGTGGTAGCGGCGGCGTTTGCGCCAGGCGGCGAGTTCGGCGGCATCCATCGGATCTACCTGCTGTCCAAGTCGAGGCCGCCAGCGCCGGAGAACAGCGAACCGAGTTTCACGGTGCCGCCTCGAATTCGTGGTCCTCGTGGTCTTCGCAGACCAGGTGGTCGTCGATCGGGTACGCCTTGGCGGTGCCGCACACCTCGCAGCGCCGGCAGTCTGGGCAGAGCAGCTCGACGAGCTGGTAGCGCTGACCCATGCGCCCACCGCCGAAGTCAATGAGTTCACCAGTCGGCGCCGACCGACCGAACCAATCGGCCGCGGCGAGCACGGCGTTGATGGCGCCGCCCGGGTCGACATAGGCGCTGAAATCGCCGTAGTCGGTTTCGATGTCGCCGCACTTGGTGCAACGTGCCCGGTGAAACGTGACCTCGGCGCTCATCGGGTAGTGGGGCGCGCCCAGGTCGGGTGCTTCGCCGAGCGGTTCGAGGCCGTCCTCGGATGCGTTCATAGCAGGGTCATCTCCGTCTGGTCGTCGAACTTGCGGCATCGCGTCACGGGTTCCCGTGAACCCAATGGGCAACGTCAGGCAAGATGGTCGTTCTCCTCTTCTGCGCCTTCGAATCCGGGGCACAAACAGATCGTGTAGGTGTTCATGTCGTCCCGGTCGACACCCATGCGGACCCGGCACCGGGGGGCATGAGAAGACCTCGGGTGGTCACACAGCAGGCAGTCGGTCACAGGTAGCCGCCCAGGTCGAACAACTGGTCTTGCGTGCTCGCTTCGATGCGTTCCCGGAACGCCCGCAGGGTGAGCGGAACCTTCGTCGATTTCGGTTCCGGCGGGAGGTCTTCGGCGGTGAAACAGCCGCAGCCTCCGATGTCGTTCGGATCGTCATCCGAGGTGGAGTCGGACAGTATCGCGACGTCCTTGCCCAGGTAGTCGCGGAGTTCCTGTTCCTTCTGCTCGTGGTACAGGTACCGCTCCGGGTAGAGGGTGAGCAGTTTGCGCCAGTGGGCTTTCCCGGCGCGCACACAGCCGGCCTGGCAGTTGGCGTGCGCCCAGCCTTCCCGATACATTTTCGGCGGCCGGACACCCTTCGATTCGCACCATTCGATCATTTGTTGCTTGTCCATATAGGGGGGTTCGGTCATGGGGAACTCCACCTGGTAGGGGGCGTGAGCTTTCACGATGGCGGGTTTGCGGTGCTCTTCTGTCCAGTCGATGCCGATGTAGACGATGGTGTTGTCGGGGGTGCAGTGTTCGTTGAGCCACGCCCTGCACGGTTTCTGCTTCAGCTCGGTGGAGCAGTTGGCCTGCCGGGAGTTGCCGAGGAATCGGCGGTCGTGGAACACCTGGTAGATGTTGCGGCCTTCGTTGAGCCACACCAGTTCCGCGCCGAGGGCCACGGAGGATTCTCGGATGAACCGGTAGCAGTCCGGGTCCTCCCCTAGGAACGGCTCGCTGCCGTCGCCGGCGGTGTCCGCGAACAGCAGCGTCACATCTTGGGGGCCATGCTTGTCGACGACCCGCTGGGCGGTGGCCCACGACCCAATACCGCCCGAGAACATCACGATATGTTTCATGCCGGTACCTCTTCTGGGATGTGTGCACGGTGGTCGGCGAAGGCGTGGTGCCGGCGGATGAATGCCTGCGCTTGTTCGGTAGTGGGGAATTCGGCGGTGATGGGGCAGCCTTGGGTGCGGCTGCATTCCGCGCAGACAACGGTGATCATGGGACCTGCCATCATTGGGCTGCCTCCACAGGGTTAGGGATTCGGTAAACAAGCCCGTCGTCGTCGAGCAACACCCAGTTGCCCCTGTAGAGGACGGGAACAGTGATAGGGGACTGGGATTGACGAACAAGCCACCCGTCAGCGAAAGCTTGTGTCCGATAGGACTCCGCCCAACGATGACAGGCACCGCAAGCCCACAGCCCGTTGGACGCCAGATTGGTGTCATCGCGGCGAGATCCGCCAAGACCACGGGGCCTGCGATGGTGTGCAGTGGCGTCTGAGGCGTACTCGTTGCAGCGTTCACACCGCCCTTGGGCGCGGGTCCAGATCAGTTCCTTGGTTTCCGGGGAGAACCCCGTATACCTGCGGCTCATGCGGGGGCACCGTTCTCCATGAGGTCGTCAATGAACTCCCGCAACTGGGCAGGTTTCGCGTTCCTCGCCGTCACCTTGTACTTGCCGTAGAACTGGGCGGCCACCGTCTTCTCATCGAGCGTCAGAGCTGCGCATGCATCTCCCAGCTCGTGGAGCAGAGCGTTGCGTTCAGCCACCGCAGGATCCGGCGGTGCCGGGGCGTCCGGGTCTCCCTTGCACCACAAGTCGAGAGCCGCACCGAACCGCATGCCCGCGTTCCTTAGTGCGTCGCCGATCGCTTCTTTGACGGCGTTGGGGCCTTTCTTCCCGCCGGCGTCGCCGTAGCCGATGCGGGTCACACCGCACAGGGTGAGTCGGATCCACAGCCCACCCTGCTCATCCAGCAGGGGCAGCCCGTTGTCCCCGACGGCGAACGGCTCCCACGTCCACAGTGGGTCCACGTCCAGGAATCGGGCGGTGAGATAACCATGGCCAAGGAAGTCGAGAGTGATGCCGCCCTTGGGGAGTTTCCCGATCTGATTCGGCGGGAAAGGTTCCCGGAGCTTCGCAAGTCCTTCCACATCAGGTTCGCTCATCGCGCAGCCTTCCTCAGTCGATACTCCGCAGCAGCAGCAGCGGCAGCGGCCATCGCGGCGTCCAACGTTTCCTCATACCCCCACGCCAAAACCCGCGCACACGTGTTGTCCTCAACAGACCAACGGAAATCACCCGCCACATCGGACGGATTGATCCACGCGTTGCGCCGATCACCGGGCAGTACCGCACGCCACCTACCGGGGCCAACAAAACCGGTGAACCACTCCCACGTGAGGGTCTGGCCTTCGCTACTCATGCTGTCCACCTGTCCGCCAGCCGGTCCAACGATCCGATCACCGCATCAACCCGAGACAGCGCTTTGTTCACCACATCAAGGTTGAGTTCCAGTGCTTCACGGTCCAGGAACGGCAACTGCGGACCCTCCGACAACAGCTCATGCAAAGCACACCTCGCGTCATCAAGTGCGGCTGCGCCGGCTTTCGCGTCATCCCTCGCAGTGATGACCCTCGTATCAGTGATCATTCGTCTTCCTTGTCTTGGTATTTGGAGCAGCGGCAGCGTTCATGCCCAGCAGGGCCGTGATAGTTGGTGGCTTCACAACTGGTGTCCCACACTTGGCGGAACCGATCCCACGCATACCTGTGCCAGGACCGGTTGTGCCCACACCTGCACATCACGACGCCTCCAGCCGGCGGAACTTCTTCAGCAACGCGGTGAACTCAGCAGCCTGCCTCTTGGTCCACGCCCGCCCAGGAAAGTGCTTCTCAATGGTGGTGCTGGACACCCCCAATGTGCGGGCAACCTCCTGGTAGGGGGCGCCGTCATCAAGCAGGCACCGGGCGAAGTCCTTCTGTTCCTGCGTCAACGGCGTAAACAGTTCGGGGTCCATCACGCGGGCCTCACCCCGCGCCCGAACCCGAACAACTGTGCGCGCTGAACACCCAATAACTTCGCCGATGTGTTTGGCGGAGAACCCGTCACGAGTCATCGCCAGCACCGTTTTCACCTGCTCAGGGGTGAGCCTGTTGCCGTTGCTCATGCGACCTGCTCCACTTCCTCAGTGATCCACGCGAACGGATCCTCCACATCAGGGATGCCAGCCAACGCGGCCATGAGTAGTTGGGTGCGCTGGTCCTCGGGAAGCTTGGTGAGGTAGTCCCACACGCCGATGGAGTCGCCGACACGGATACGCCTGGACAGCCACACAACGGTTGCGGCGGTTTGCGATTCCCAATCAGCTGCCACCGACTGGCCCGACATAGGGCATTCCTGCAGCAGCTTGTCCGGGTGTGCTTCCACAATCCCGGTGTGGATCACCCACGCGGCTTGACCACACAGGGGGCACTGCTGCTGTTCTGCGTCGGCCAAGTCGGCACGATCACGTTCGATGGTTCGAACGGTGCAGAACGATCGCCGAGCCAACTCATCCTCGGGGAGGTTCGGGCGGCGACGCACCATCATTCGACGCTCATCGGCGTTGAGCCGCATCGGTGTTCCGTTGGAGGCGCACTCGACAGCGAACCAGTCGATGTTCATGCTCCCCGCCTCTGCTGCTGACGAGCCAACGCATAGGCACGGTTCTTGCATTTCGTGGAGCAATACTTGGCGCGGCGGTGTTTCGGTGTGAAGTCGCTACCGCAGATCGCGCAAGGCATCATTTTGCGTTGGTTCACCGGGGTCATTTCTCCACGCCTGATAGCGCGTCGTTCCTTCTCCGTGAACCCACCCCAAATACCCCAGCCCTCATTGTTTTCCAGGGCGTATTCGAGGCAGCGTGCTTGTGCGGGGCATTTCCAGCAGGTTTCTTTGGCGTCGTCGTTGCGGATCCCTTTCTCGGGGAACCACGACTCCGGGTCGATCTGTGTGCAGATCGCGTCGCGGCGCCAGTCTTCGGTGTGAACTTCAGCCAACCGGATGAACGGGGAATTCGGCATCACGCCCACCCCGTGGCGCTCAAATGTTCAGGGCAGAACGATGCGGTGGCGGCACCCACGAAATACCCTGAGTCATACAGGTCCAGGTTGGAGTTGTTGTACACGAAGACTGAGGCTTCGTACATGGTGTATCCGGTGTCGAGGACGTCGCAGACGGCTTTGCCGGCGTTGATGACGGCGGGTTTGGAGCTGTAGGTGATGCCTTCGGAGTCGAGTGCCATGACGAACGCGTCGGATGTGATGTCTGCTTTGGCTTCTGGTGCGGCGAGTCCGGGGCCGATGATGCCCGCGGCGATCAACAGGGGCATGGTCCACCAGTACCGCCAGGACTTCTCGTTGCGCCTCATGCTGCGTCTCCCTCGGTGAGGTAGTCACGCAACAACCCGACAACAGCGTCGCCGTTCATCTGCTCCCAGATCGTCGGCTCGTTCTCCCAGTGCACCGGGGGCAGGAACGGGCGGAACCACGACACACTCTCCGTGTGGATCAACACCAGCTCCGCCAGGTCCTCCAGTTCCTTCAAGAGGTCGAGGTCAGCCATGGGTGGGTTGGTGGTGACGGGGAGGTCGGACCAGTTGGTTTGGTGGTGGTCCCACCATGCGGGTTTAGAATCTGGGGTTAGCATCGGAAGCGTCCTTTCTTTGGTTGTGTTGTTTCCGGTGTTAGGGCCGTCGTCCCGCGCAATGGGGCGGCGGCCCGCCTGCGTCAGCCGTGGATCCGCGCCAGAGCGGAATTGATATCTGCTGCGTCAATCTCGGTTTCAGGGTCGAGGTCGGCGAGTTCGCGCCACCGGGTAATCGACTGCCGCGTGAACTCGATGAGTGCGGCGCTCCGTGCGGCGCTCCGTGCGGCGCTCCGTACGGCGCTCCGTGCGGCGCTCCATGCGGCGCTCCGTGCGGCGCTCTCTGCGGCGCTCCATGCGGCGCTCCGTGCGGCGCTCCCTGCGGCGCTCCGTGCGGCGCTCTCTGCGGCGCTCCATGCGGCGCTCTCTGCGGCGTACCGTGCGGCGCTCCGTACGGCGCTCCATGCGGCGCTCCATACGGCGCTCTGTGCGGCGCTCCATGCGGCGCTCCGTGCGGCGCTCCGTGCGGCCCACGCAAACGGCACCTGACCCGCCGCCGCCTGACGGTGCAAATCCGCAATCTCGCGGATCGCCACCGCACCAACCTCATCCGCGAACCGGACGGCGCCCCACTCTGGGGAGTCCAGCATGTCGGCAATCCACAACGCGTGGACAGCATCCGAAACGCCTGCAGTGCCGACTGTCTTCCAACCCAAGTCGAGAACCAGCACACTGTTCTCGGGTGATAGAAATCCGTCAGGTCCAGCAAGTTGGTCGTTGCACATCTGCACCAGGGCGGCCAGTGGGCGTGCTGAGCATTCGGGGTAGTCGGTGATTTTGGTGTCACCGTTGATGTATGAGATGACGTTCATGGCGCAGCCTTTCCCGGATCCTGGTTGATGGCTGCCTTGTGCGAGGCGCAGGGGGTGGGTGATGCGGTCGAGATCAATGGACATTGGGAGTTCCTTCTCTTTGTTTTGGATGGGTTGATCTATCTCGGGGTGATGCGGTACCTGTCGAGCAGGGATGCGGCGACGACTGCGGGGTTCACCCCGGACGCGCCGGGCGCGGTCGTGAAATACCTCAGATGGCGTTCCAACTCGGCGGCCGTCGCATGCTGCTGCCTCATGGCGGCGAGTTCTTCCGCGGTCGCAGAATCCAGGAACTCCGCCAACTCCATGAACTCGTCATCATCGAGGAATTCGCGGGCGAACTGCTTGGTGGATTCGATGGCGTCGTGTATCCACTTTGGCGAGTTCGGCCCTACCTGCTTAGGGTCGCCATCCCACACAAGCGCTGCGGCTTCTACTGCTGGATCGCTCACGCTGTCTCCCCCAGTTCTTGTAGCCGGCACCTCAACCGCGCGTTTTCTTCACGCAACGCCTCCAACTCCGCCGCTTCCCTCATCTGCTTTGCGTCGAACTCCGCCAACGCTTTCCACAACCCCGACGGACGAGTCACTTCACCCGACAGTTGGCACACACTCCGATGCTTAGGAGCAGACGTACTCACCGGTCCTCCATGGTTTGTTTGTCTTCCGCCAGTTCGACGGGATGGCACGGCCCTTTATGTCCCCACGGCCGCCGACAGCCACCCGTCTGATCTGACGGACCGAAGTTTTTACCCCACGGCGCGGGAAGCATTCCGTTGCAGATCACTCGCCCACCGCCGCCGGGGTGTAGAGCACGCGGGCGGGGAGTCGGATTGCGAAGGGCATCACGAGGCCAGCACTGCCGTCCTCGTGAAGGCAGTCCCATCCACCGCGGAGACGCTCGAATACCTCACCGATGTCCGACCGGACTAGTGAGCGGATCGGCAGCGCGTCGAGTTGTTCGACGGTCTCAATCACCCTGGGGCGCAGGCGCTCAACCTCGTCGCGCAGCTCGACAAGCAGATTGGATTCCGAGATTTCCAGCCCCAGCTTCTCTGCCCGCAGCCGCTCAACCTCAGCGACAAGTTCGGCGACAGTCTCAGGCGCACGCCGATACGCGTCCTCTGCCGCAGTCATGCCAGTGAGAACCTCGATCTCCACACACGGAGTGCGGTCCCACAGCTCCATATCGGCCTTGGCCCGCTCAACAAACATCACTCATCGCTCCAGCTCCTCAGAGGTGTAGATCAGCTTGGCGGTATCGCAGGGCCAATCGACCTCGCAGTGTTCGCATACGCGGTCTCTGAGTCGGCAGTCCTCTCCGCTGCAGCAGGCGTTGATGCAGTTGCTCCACCGAGGGTGGTGTAGTTCGCGGATCGGCTCCAACGCCTCGCGGGCAGCGGCGAGAGGGACAGAGCGAACAACCAGCGGAATGGCTTTTGGAACGGGATACCATTCCCACGCACGCGCTGCGGCTTCTACTGCGGGATCAGGCATCCTCCACCCGCTTCCACCGGCCATCAGTGAGGATGGTGTAAGCAACAGCCATCCACCAGCGGCGGTCGACTACGATGTCCCATTTAAGGGTGGGGTGAAGCGCTTCAAACATCGCCTGTGCGAGTTCCATTGCCTGTTCATCGTCGACAGTACGGACCATGCGGTCAGCGCGGATACGTAGGAGACACGCGGTGGGGGCCATGTTCGGATAGACGCTCTCTATCACGTCTGCGGCTTTGCGGTAATCGTCAGCGGTATAAGTCATAACGCCAACCTCCGCCGCGACCGCGCCGACAACCCATCAACCAACGACACCGGTTCAACCGGCTCCTGATGGGCTACAGACGGGCCACCCGAAAGCCACTGCTCAATATGGGCGTCCGTCATCACCCACACACTCCGCGACAGCTGCTTCCCCGGAATCTCGCCCTTCTTGAGTCGGCGCTTCATCCACCGAACCCGGTCCTTCATGTGAGGCAGGTACTTGTCTGCCACCTGCTCCACGGGGTACGCCTCGATCATCTCGCTCCCCCTTTCGGTTTCGACACAAACAGTGGTTTCTTCGGTTTCGACCAGTGCTGCGGTCGATTCGGTGGAGTTGCATTTTTTCGGCCGCCACTGGTGGTTTCAGTTGGTTGTGGGGAGTGCGTCCATCGCGGCGGTGATCGACTCGACAGCGGCGGTGGCCTCGTCGAATGCGGCGAGTCTGCGCCGCCAGCCGTCGAGTCCAGCCCGTGCCGCCGAGTACACCTGCGCGGCCAGGTCTTGGTCGCTGAGTGCTTGCTCGACGGGTGCGTAGCCTTCGTGTCTGGTGTTGTTTTTGCCTTTGATGGATACGCTGACGAACCTGGGGGTGGATGTGCCGCGGACCTCGATGCGCACTCGGGCGATGAGTTTCCGGGCTTGGTATTTGCGGTGTTCGCGGGCGGCTGCGTCGTCGTTCCACTCGAAGGCGTTGTGCAGTGGGTGGTTGGGGTCTGCTGCTTCTTCGACGAGTGTTTCGGGTGCGCATACGCCGTCGCGTTCGACGATCTGCAGGACGGCTTTTTCGATGTCTTCCTGGCTGATTTTGGTGTCGCTCATAGTCCTGTTTCCCTTCAGATTTGGACTTCGTAGCGTCCGTAGGTTCCGGTGTGGGATTTGGGTGCGGAGGGTCGCCAGTCGCCGACGCCGCCGTTTCCGCCTGCGTCGATGAGGTTGATGACGGATGTGGCGTCGATCATTGAGGGCACGTAGACGACGGTGAGGGTCGCGGTCCAGGGGTAGAACTGGTAGCGGTAGCGGAGGTCGGCTACTCCGGTTGCGTTGCGGGGTGTGTCTTCTCGGAGTTTCATGTCGCCTTCGATGGGGACGAGTTGTTCGTCTCCTTCGCCTTCGATGAAGAGGGCGGTTTTGAGTGCGGTCATTGTGATTCCGTCGTAGAGTCGTGCGGCTCCGACGGTGGCGGCTTTGAATGCGGTTGCGGGCATTCCGGGTCGGCCGTCGGGGAGCCGGTAGAGGCTGGCTTCGGCTTCGGCGGCGGGGTCTTTGGCTTCTTTTTTGGCGCGGGCTTTGGAGCCGGTTTGTTTGTCGCGCATCATGCCTTTTGCTTTTTCGGACCAGCGGTGTGGGATGAGTGGGCTGACTCCGGTGATGGTGACGGTGATGGCTTGGCGTTCGATTCGGGTGAGTGTGATGAGTTTTTCGTTGTCGGCCATTTTTTGGTTCCTTTCGTGGGTGCCCTGTGTGTTGGGCGGTTTGTGTTGTGCCCCAATTGGGTTGGGGTCGTGGGGTGTTCCGGCGTTGCACCTGGTGTCGCCGCTTGATTCGGTCACCCCTTTTGGGTTGGCTGGTTGCCCAGCCAAGCCCCGCCATTCCTGCCACGCCGCGCCTGGCCCTGCCCCGCCTCGCCGGGCCTAGCCTCGCCTAGCCGCGCCTGCCATGCCTTGCCTTGCCTCGCCCTGCCTCGCCTCGCCTGGCCTTGCCCTGCCTGCCGAGCCTTGCCTCGCCGTGCCGTGCCTAGCCGAGCCTTGCCTCGCCGTGCCGTGCCTGCCATGTCGTGCCTGCCATGCCTAGCCGCGCCCAGCCATGCCCAGCCAAGCCGCGCCATGCCGAGCCATGCCTGCCATGTCGTGCCGAGCCTTGCCATGCCTCGCCTTGCCATGCCTACGCCTTTGCCGTGCCTCGCCGAGCCACGCCTGCCAGAGAAAAACGTCACCCCCTCTCCCGCATCGCATTTCGGAGGATCGTCAACTGATCAATCAAGCCGGTCAGCTCGTCGGCATCCAAAAGAATGTCCCCGTCGTTGCGGTAACCGTCACCAACATTCAGGTAAAGCAACTCAGTCCCGTCGTCGCCCACACCCAACCCGACAGTCACACCGCCGCAAGGATTCTTGATCAGACGCCGAGGATCGGAATAGAACGAGAAGCGACAAAATGGGGAAGTCACGCCGCCACCTCCCGCGCGATCCATCAGAAACGGCATCCCCGCCTGCGTGATCGTTGTGAGGTCTTCGCTTGCGACGCTGCGGTTCTCATCCGCGTGCGCAGCTTCAGCCGCGCGATGCAGATGCGAGAGGTCCGTCATATCGAGTGCGACGATGTACACCTGGCCGTCACGCCCTGCCACCGTGGCGTACACGCCTTCACCGGGCACTGGCTCGTAGCAGTACACGGTGCCGTCCAGCACATTCGCCTGCCTTGCGGTGTCCTTACTGAAAGTCGTCATGGCTACACCAGCACCCCGGCGATCTTCCGAATGGCATGCGCCCCAGGAGGTGTCACATACAAGGTCTGCCTGACCTGATTGTTGTGATGACGGGGAGCGTTGTGCTGCGGGATTAGACGGAAGTGGTGTTTCCAGTCGGCATAGGCCCGCCACTCGTACTCATCCACCAGCTTCCCGGCCTTCCGTGAGAATCGGCGGCCGATGAACTTGCGGTAGATGCGCTTCTTCTCGACCAGCAGTTCCCGCAGCTCGGTTTCCTTCATGTTGATCTGGTTTGCGAGTGTGCGGAATGTCAGGCAGTCGTCGGGGGACACGAAGTCATCGACGTACTCAGCTTTCGGTTCCAGCTCGCGCGCATAGGCTTCAGCGGCCTCGCGGGCTTCGACTTCACGCGCGTAGGCGCGGAGCGCTTCGGGGAGCGTCTTGGGCACCTGAGCGTCGAGGGAGTAGCTGCCGGTCTTGCGGATTGCAGGCAGCACCTCGCCGGTGATCCAGCGGCGAAACTTGACAGCCTCTGGCTTGTCGGAGCGGATGACGACCTCGTACATGCCCGACTCGGACACGATGGTCGCCTGCTGCGTACGACCGAGGCTGTCAGCGATGGGGTAGGTCTGATCTACCCCATCCGCTAAGCGATCCCGAACGTCCTTGACGTTGCGGATGTCGAGCACCTTGCAGAGGTCGGCGAGGACGAACCACGGCTCGCCGTCGATCACCACGACACGGACCGGCTGGTCGCCGTAGTCGAACGGCACCAAGTCGGTAGACTTTGGTTCTGACACGAACTTCTCCTTCGTTGTCGATGCCCTCACCCCTGGCCGGGTGAGGGTTTTTTCTATGCGGTGCGTTGTTCGGTGCGTACCCCACGCACCACCCTGGGCACAAAAATATCTCCATCCCCGACGCCGAGCGCTCGCTCAATGGCGATACCGCGCAGTTCGTGAGTGGACTTTGCCCTGCCAGTGGCCAACTGTCCGATCAGCTGCTTTGAGATGGTCGTCGGTATGCCATCACCGCGGCGCTTGCGTTTTTCGGCGCGCGCAATCTTCCGCAACTCACGCGCGGACTCATCAGCCAGCGCCTCATAGGTGAGGCCAGAGCGACGGAGCGCGCGAACAAACAGCGCCAAGTCGCACTCGGCGTACATGTCGCGTGTCGTGAATCCCACTTCCACCTCCTCTCGTTGTGCGGTGCACACACCACACTACACGACTAGTCGCCAACGTCAAGTCCAGACCTGAAAGAATGTGCTGGCAGCGTCGGTGACCAGCAATTACCACCGTGTAGTTCCTAGAAATTGGGGCTATCTGGCGACTATTCGAACAGCGCGACCGAGAGGCATGGTGTACCCGTGAGCGATTCCAACCTCCCACCCGAGCAGTGGAGACCACTGTTCGACGCAATTGGCGTTGAGTTCGGGTACCGGCCGCTCGCGAACCGCATTGGCATGGATCACACCCGCCTACGCCGACTCCTACGCGGCGGCGGAACCAGCACGGAAGCGATCCAGCAGGTCGCAGACGCCTTCAGGGTGCCTGCATCCAAGGTGCGCGAGCTGCGCGGGGATGTCCGCGATGCGGCATTGGAGCCGTTCACCCTGCCCGATGACGCGGGCCGGCTCAATCACAACGAGCGCAACGTCATCCGAGCTATGGTTCGGGCGCTCCTCGACGCAAGGGATTCAGCTCATGCCGATCAATCAATCCAGCCTGCTGATTCGTCCGCGCAACCGGATGCACCGGATGAAGCGCCGCAAGACCAGGAGGTGACGGGCGGCTCCACCATCGATACTGACCCGCCCGACTGGAGCAAGCTCGGGGAAGCCGCCCGCAAAGTTGAGGACGAACAAAAGCCCAGCTGACCAGCACCGGTCGATCGACGCGGGAAACGCCTGGAGATGGCGGCCAAATACCTGCGGAGCCTGCCGAACTCCTAGCCAGAATCGAACGGCTCACAGTAAAACGGAGGGACCAGGAATTGCACTAGTGTAATTCCTGGTCAGGGCCGGTTTTTGTCGGTGCCGCCGTCTAGCTTCATGTGCCATGAGTAACCGTTGGCACCCGTGGCGGCACGCCGCAGACAACTACCCCGACGTCATCATCACCTGCCACCGCGAACTGCCCGACCGGATATGGGGCATGACCAGCTTCACTCTCCGAAAGATCTGGCTGTGCAAACGGCTACGCCAAGTGCACCGCCGCTGCACCCTCACCCACGAACTCATCCACCTCGAACGCGGACCGCTCCCCGACGACCCCGCGCTGGCCGCACGGGAAGAACGCATCGTCGACGAGCTCGCCGCCCGCCGGCTCATCGAACTGCCCGACCTCATCGACGGTATGCGCTGGACCCGAAACCTCACCGAACTCGCAGACGCGCTGTGGGTCGATACACCGACGCTGCGCACACGCCTACAAACCCTCGACCCCATCGAGGTAGCCGAAATGGAGAGCGCATTAGACGATGAATGGATATGGTCGCCCTGACCTATCCGCCTGAATGAGGACAGACTGGCCAATAGCAATGACAAATAGTCACCACGCAGTCTCACTGGGAAAAGTGATGGCCGCCGCGCTCGGCGTCGTCGTCCTTGTCGCCATCGTCTCCGCCCGCGGCGACAAGGACGACGACACCACAACGCAAGCCGCCACAACGTCAACCACCACCACAGCGCGCGTGAACCCGTATCGGACCATCCCCGGCGACGGCTACCACAACATGGGCGGCGCCGACGGATACGACTGGGGCACCTACACCGCCACCATCCCACCCGACTCCCCCGGCTGCACCTGGGCCATCGTCAGCGTCTCCGAGTATCGCGGCGGCGAAACACTCCGCGAAGGTGAAGCACCATCCGGCACCGTCCGCGCGAACATCCAACCCGATGGTGTCGCGTCGTGGACCGGCACAATCAACGGGGATCACCGCATCGTGTTCCGCACGAGCGGCTGCGGAGCCTGGACTATGACCGAGTGAGGTCGGATTCCCAACCTATCGGAACTTCCGATAAGTTCCGCAAACACAAAAAGGCGCCCTACCAGGGAACATAATCCCTGGTAGGGCGCATATGGCTGACCTGACGGTTGCCCTCGTTTTCGAACTATCAACTCAGAGTTGATAGTTCGTATGGGAATTAAAAGTCCCCCAACAATCCATCCATAAACTCCGCCGCCACCCGCGAACTCGTCCGATCCACATCCGTATACGTGTCCACCGTGATCTGAATCGACTCATGCCCCAGTTGGCGGGACACAATCGTCACAGGGGTACCGCCCGTTAGCTGCCACGACGCATACGTGTGCCGCAGATCGTGCGGAGTCGGACGTGGCACCAGACCAGCTTTCTCCACAGCCGGATTCCACACCCTGCGCAGAAACCCCGGATACCGGACCGGTCCACCATCGGTATTGACGAAAACGAACTCGTTCGACAGGTCCAGCCGCTCCAACAACCTGGCCGGCACATCCACCGTGCGGCGGGACCGTTTCGTCTTCGGCGGCCCCAACACATACCCGGCAGACGAGTACTTCCACGCCTGCCGCACCCTGATCGTGGACGTCTCCAAATCCACATGCTTAGGCTGCAGGGCCGATACCTCACCCCACCGCAAACCGGTCGACACCATGAACTGAACCATCAGCTTCCAGTGCGGTGTCACCGCGTCGCGGAGCCGGTCGAACTCGGCGTGGGTGAGCATGCGGATCTCGTCGTCGTCCTCAGCGTCTCCGCGGGGAAGCCGTCGGCCCGCCGCAGGGTTGGTGGACAAGTATCGGGGGACGGCGGCGTTCAACGCCCCCGATAGGAACCCGTACTTGTTGCGGAGAGTCTTCGGGGCGTGCCCGTTGCCGTCGCGGCCACCGGTGGTTTCCATGACCTTCACCCAGCGGGCGATGTCCTCTTCGGAGAGCTTCGACAAGGGGATGTCGCCGAGGTTCGGTTTGATGTCGTTGGCAAGGTACTGCTCGTACTTGTCGATCGTGTACTGCTCGACGCCGGTGAGGTGGTCGATGTGGTGCCGGATCCACTCAGCCACGGTCAGCTCCGACTTGGAGCCTCGCGGTGCGGGGTCGATGCCATGCATCTGTAGGGCGCGTGCAGCACCGTGAGCGTCCACTGCGGCGGCGAAAGCGTCAGCGGCTTTGCGGTCATCGAAGGTGAGTGCGCCCTGGGCGCTGCCTCTGCCGCCGAACCGGTAAGAGACCAGGTAGGCGGTGGTTCCGTCTTTTCGGACCCGTTCACGCACTGATGCCATACCCGGATTCTATCCGTTGTGATGTCATCGGTGCTGTCAGATTCTGTTTTCCCTGGTCAAACGTGGAGCTAAGGGGATTCGAACCCCTTCGTATCGTGGGGAAATGGGCGTTTACCTGCGAAAAAACACCCGTGTGGTTCTGTTCCGACCTTTTTAGACCTGTAGCGACCTGGGAAAACCTGGAGCCGTGTTGTCAGTGACAGCACGGACATGTGGGCTGTCTGCACCCCACCTACCCCTGTGCCCTAGCCCCCTGCTGCTACCCCACACCCACACCCCTGTGCACAGCACCCCTGTATATGCAGCGTCCCTCCGCTGTGCAGAACTCGGGCTTGACTCGTAATCCGGTTACGAGTAAAGTCAGTCGCATGAACATGATGCTGAACACCCGCTACACCAAGATCGACCGCCACTTCGGCCGGTGCGCCGTCAAGGGCTGCGCGACCCGCAGGGTCATCGACGGCAAGCCGTATGTCGGCGAGGGCACCAGCGCGGTGCCGATCTTCTACGGCGGCTTCAACGGCCCCCAGCTGATCGCCGCGGGTCTGTTCTGCACCGAGCACAACAAGCACCTCACCTGGACCCAGCTGCAGGCCCGGACCAACCCGGAGAAGACCTGCAACAGCGTCTGCATGGGCGCGGTCGGCGGGTCCTGCGACTGCGCGTGCGGCGGGGAGAACCACGGCAAGAACCACATCGGCTGAAGGAAGGACCCATTGACATATAACGACTGATTGAGGAGACGCTGATGCGCACCATCCACACCACCCCCGCCGAGTTCCGACGCGAACAGCTCCCCCGACTCTCGCTAGAAGTGATTGAGGCTCTGAAAGCTGCGGGGGAGACTGAGGCGGATATCGCCCGGATGTACGGTGTGACACCACAGGCTGTTTCATGGCACGTTCACACGTACGGAGGTAAATTGACCGACCGGCAGGTTATCCGCCGCGAATACCCGTTCAAGGTGCCTGAGCCTCTTTCTCAGTGCGCGCCGCATAAACGCCTGAGGGATCATGGCGAATACATCGCCACACGCGGCAACGGCATGAAAGATTACAAGCTGAAGCGTCTCCGTTCGTTTTACCGGATGCTTCGTGAGAACAATTGGGTTGTCGAGTTTGATCCGAACATTCCGCCTATACCCGGCGTCAGCAAACGCGGGGGCTGGGCGTACAGGGAGCGCCAGGAATCCGACGAAGACCTACTCATCAGAGTCAACGAATACACAACTCTGTCCGAGATCGGACGTCATCGCATCTGGCGTTTCCCGAGCGTGGAGCCCTGATAACCACCCGCCCAAGGGGGCGGCTGCTTCACAATCCGAAGATTAAGCCAGGACGTAAACCAGCAGCGCGACGATCATCCCCGCCACGACCGCCAGCCACACCGACCGCCACAACTCCAACTGCGGATCACTCACCAGACGACTCATCCCAATAGCGGTTCACCAAACCATCGGTGACATACTCCGCCTGACCTATAGGTGTGATCACAGTCGTAGCACCCAAGTCCATGCGGTCGCCGTCGATACGTTCCAACCCGACGACCACCACATAGTGGGCCACCTGCCAACCGTCGCCCATCGCGTCCAAGCTGGCTTGGATCGCGCCGCGAACAGGATCAGCAGACATCACGACGAACCCACGCCTTGATCACGTTCCACAGGAATCCCACCGTCACACCGTGATCGAGGAACGTACACACACGAATATTCACGTCACACCCCCCGCACAACGCTCATGCGCTCAGGCTCAATGGACAACCGCGAATGCGCGCCGCAGCTGGTGCAGCGGCGCATCGTGTAGGTCAGCACGTTCGCCACATATCGGCGCGGAATCAACACGGTTTCACTGCCGCACCGGTTACACACCGTCAGCTTGTCCTCGCCGTCCACAAACAGCGCCGGATGATTCTTGATGTGCGGCCTCAGGAAGTCGTACAACCCCTGCGTGGCAATGACGTCACCAGCACAGTAGGCGATGAGACGTTCCCGGTCCACGGCGCTCTTCTCCGTCACGGCGCGTTCCATCGCAAACCGGTCGTAGCGATCAGTTTTCGCAGACAGCCCGACGATCTGGCAGAACGCATCCAACCCTTTGAACGGCGCCCCGGATTTGAACTCACGGCGCAACACCTTCAGCGTGTCCACCGTTTTGAACGGCGGCAGCGGCGGCAACCCAGCCTCGATGTGCAGGTCGCCTTTCAGCCACGGCACATCCGCCTCGTCGATGTAGTGCCCGACAACAATGTCAGCCTGTGCCAGCAGATTATGCACGCGCCGCAGGAACCGTTTGCGGCCACCACTGTCCCATTCCGCGAGTTGAATGACCTCGGCGTCGTGGTACCACTTGGCGCACACGATCGTGGTGCGCGGCATTCGGGTCACCGTCTCGTACTGCACATACCGGTTCTTCAGGTCGCCCCTGTCCCACCAGTACTGTTCGGTGATCCCGGGGAGGCGTTCGACGTCGAGGATCAGAATTTTGTTGCGCACGCCCTCGGATATGCGGACCTGACGTAGGTCGCTAGTCAGGGACATGATGGTTCCTTGCGTGGTGCCGCCACGCTTGCGGATTCATGTCGGGCATGCCGTGTTTGACGAGTACCCGCAGCACGTCGGTGAACTGAACCTCACCGCGTTTGGCGGACTCCACCGCCGTGTTTATCTCTGCGCGTTCCTGTTTCGACCGGGCGCCCGCCCAGTCGCATGCGGGGCATGTGCGGGGTTGCAGGCCCGCGAGATCGGCCAGTAGTGACATTCGTGCGCCCTTCTTTCCTGGTGCTTTACCGGTCGCGGCGTTTGTCGCCTTCGATGCGTTCCAGTCGTTCGGTTCGCAGCTCCTCCCGTAGTCCGCCGATGTCGCGTTGGATCTGTTTGAATCCGTCGCGCACCAGATCGCGTATCTCGTCGAGGTCGTCACGCATGTTGGTGTCGTGGGTGTTGACGGTTTGTTCGTGAATCTCATCGGTTTTCGCGTCGATCTGGCGGGCACGTTCCCGGCCCTTGCGTTGCCCTCGAACAGTGAGGACACCGACAATTCCCGTGCCGATCGCTGCGATCGTGGAAGGTAAACCGATGATGAGCAGTCCTATCAGGTCGATACCATCGTCGGGCTGGTACGCGGCGTCCATCGCTTCGCGCACCGATTCCCAGATCATGCGGTGGTGACCGCTCTAGTGGCCGACGCCGTTCCGGGGTTTCCGCGGCGTTCGGCGCCGATCGACATCAGCAGTGATACGACGGCCGCGCCGCCGGACACGGACAGCACCGATATCCAGTCGGTGGTCATCAGGTCGACTGCCCCGGCGCCGAGGGTGGCGATCGCGGTTTGGGCGAATGTGCGTATGGCCCGCTCGGCGGCGTCGATCCAGAATGAACGTGTCAGCATTGGGTGCCTCCTATGTGCGTAGGTAGTCGATGGCGGGCTGGTGGTTGTAGTCCACGTGCGGGCCGGTGCGTTTCGCGAAGAACATGCCGGCGTCGAGGATCGCCCGGGTGATCGCGATCGTTTCCGGCAGCGGGGCTTGCGCGAGTTCGATCACTTGGGCCAGCAGTGAATCGGGGCCGGTGAACAGGTCGAGGTCGCGCACGATCTGCCAGATGGCGTTTCGGACCTCTTGTGTGTCGCCGGGTTCGGTGCAGGCGTACAGGTCGCCTTGGTGGGCGTAGTCGCGCCACCAGTCGGGGGTGTTGCGCATGCCGTTGGAGGACACGCCCTGGGTGTTGGATGGGGCCATTGGGGAGCCGCCGTGATCAGCCCACACGTGTCCGAGTTCGCGGTTCGGGTTGCCCCACGTGACCGCTTTACGCACATGGGGTTTCATCCATCGCAGGGAGCCGTCTTCGGGTGCGATGTGGTTCATCCACAGCTCCGAGAGGACCACCGCGCCTTGCGAATAGCCCGCCAGTGCGGTCCCGTGGGTTTCGATGCGTTCGCGCCACCGGTTGGCCTGGTTGTGCGCCTCGGTGATTCCTGCGGTGATGGATCGGCCCATCGGGAACGGTGCGGCGGGGTATCCGATGGGTTGCCACAGGTATTGGTCTTCGACGGCGCGTGCGGTGTCGGCGTCGGGTCCGACCCACCAGGGCACGCCGGTGCCGCACACTGTGAACAGGACTGGCCGGGTGTCGATGACGGGCCGGGATAGATACCCCATGACGTACTTGGTTTCGGCGTTGATAATCCCGGGGATGTAGAGCCCGTCGCGCAGCTGCCCAGCCGTGTTGTACCGGGATTGCATCTCGGCGACTGCTGCCGTCATGGCCTCGTCATAGAGCGGGGTATCAGCCAAATCGCCCGCGTAGGAAGCGAACTTGCGCCGCATGAACGCCTTGATCTTGCGGATCTCGTCGGAGCTGTCCCCCGCTCCGAGGCCGACATACTGGCCGTCGATCCTCATTGGGCACCGCCGAGTGTGATCTCTCCGTGCTCTATGGCCCCTTGTAGATCAATGATGTCTGTCCGCAGGTCGGCTACCGCGTCCACGAGGGTTTTGCCGCCGAGCTGCGGCCAGCCAGTGAGGTTGTATCCGCGCAGTTGCCGCAGAATCTCGACGAGGATTTCGCGGTCGGTCCAGTCGTCCGGGAAGCGTTTCACCTTGGGCGGTTCAGGCTCGGTCTTGCCACCGTTGGCCCAGTGGTTGACCCGTTCGGTGAAGTAGTCCCACGGGAACCAGTCTCCGACGTCGGTGTGAGTGCCCCACTTGAACACGTCGGTCACCCACCGGTGGTCCGAGATGCCAGGTCGCCCATTCATATACGGCGGTGGCACCACGAGCGGGGTGAAGCCGTACTTCTTCGCGTCCTGCACCGCGAGGTAGGCTGCGACGTCGATTGCGTTGGACTGCTTCATCCACTGATCCCGCATCCAGGATGCTCGCGACCCCGCGAAGCACAGGTTGATGCTGATGCTGTTGGCGTTGCCCACAGACCAGGCGGCGCGGTCAGTGTCGACGCAATCGACCACCGTCACACCACCATCGGACGCCTGCGAGATCGTGTAGTGGTAGGAGACGCCGTTGCCGTTCTGGAACCACTTCGCCAGGTTCTCGGCGGCAGCGTCCCCGCCGCCGCCTTCTTGGGTGTGGATCAGGAACATGGTGGGCTTGCCGCTGCGGGCGCTGTTGTTGTTCGACCAGATCGAAAACTCGTTGAAGTCGGGGCGTGGTTCGTCGGGCACGGCGGTACCTCCATCGGCGGGCCAGTACTTGTCGAGGTATGGGGTCACGGTGGCGATGCGTGACTTGATTTCGGTGAGGTAGGCGCGGCGGCCGTTGGCGTACCAGTAGTCAGCGCTGGGCCAGTTGGGTGCCTGCTGCATCCAGCAGATGTTCAGCCATATATCGGTGCTGGCACCGGGTTTGGCGCGCCACACGTCGAGCTTGTCGAAGAAGCCTTTGATTTGGGCTGCGGCACCGTCGAAGCGGTGTGGGTAGGAGCCGTCCTGCTGGGCAATGCCGTAGGTGGTGTGGGTCGGGTCCCAGATGGTGTCGTTCCAGCCGGACTCTTGGTAGAAGGTGGACATGACCGCCAGGCATTCGCTGCGGGTGTAGCCGCGCGTCTTGGCTTCGGCGATGGTGAGTTGGGCGACTTGATCTTTCGTGGTCACCGTTTGCTCCCGAGGATTCCGCCGAGGACGGGGATGGAGCGCAGCGCGCCGTCGATGATGTCCATGACTTGCGCTGGAAGGTTGGTCAGGTCGGGGAGTTTCGCGACGATCTGGTCGTCCAAGTTGGACAGGTCGGGCAGGTTCTCGGTGATCCTGTCGGCGATACGGTCGGCGATCCTGTCGGCGAGCGGTCCGAACAGTTTGAGCAGGATGATTCCGAGACGGTCCATGTCGGGGGTCCTTTCATGCAGAAACCCCGCGCACCTCGTGGTGGCGGGGTTTCTGTGGGGGGGTTGTTCAGATGTAGAAGAGGGTGTCGCGTTCGATGAAGAAGTCGATCGCTGGATGTCCTGTGGCGAACATCCACGAGATGAGTCCGGTGAGGGCGACACCGCCGAGGAGTCCGGTTCCGATCGCCCCCGCTACTCGTTTGGTCATGACAGTCTCCTGACCGTGACGCGGGAGGTGTCGATGAGGTGTTTGCGGCCTTGGTCGTCAGCTACGGTGAGGACGGTTCCTGCGGTGAAGAGGACGGTGGCGTTCCAGCCGGCGGGGCCGCGGCTGGCGATGTGGATCTTGTTCATGGCCGGTCACCAGGGCTCCGTGGTGGTTTTGGCGTAGCGTCCACCGCCGCAGTGCCGCTTGCACTTGTACAGCTTGTGTGGCTTGCCGTCTTTCATGACGGTCTTCGGGGTGCCGTCCGCGTTCTTCACCATCTGCCAGTCAGCCCCTGCCCCACCGGAGCCGGTGGCGCAGGCGTGTTTGTAGATCTGTCCGTGACCGCTGCCGTGGTTGTGGCAGTGGGCGGGTGCGGCGTCTGCGACGGCGGGTGTGAGGAGTGCGAGGGTGAGGGCAGCTGTGATGGTTGCGATGGCGTTGCGTAGCATTGGTGGGCCTCCTGTTGGGGGTGGGCCGCTCGGCGGGGTTGGTTTCTCAGGCCTTCGCCCCGCCGGGCGGTGTCTCAAGTTGATGGGGCCTACTGTATAGGCCCTGCACACAGTCTGTCAACCTGCGTATAACGTGCTACTATTTCCCGCATGACCCTCGCTGATCGACTAGCCGCCAACCGCGACAAGCGGCAGAAGGTTGCAGCCGAGATGAGCGAGCTGACCAGTGAAATGTTCGACCTAGTGAAGGCCGCGTACGCGGACGGCATGCCCGCACCTGAGATCGCCAGACAAGCAGGCATCACCAGAGGGCGGGTGTACCAGATCATTCGCGGCGAGTAGGGGTCATTCCCACTCGATCAGAACGTAGCCGTCACCGCCGCTGCCTGCGTTTGATCCGCCCGTGTTTATGGCTCCGCCGGTCCCCCCGCCGCCGTTCCCCGCGGGGCCGGAGCTGGTTCCGTTGCTGCCGCCGTTGATGCTTTTGTCGTTGGACAGGACGCCTCCAGCCCCCCGACCGCCAGCGCCTGAACCGTCCGTCCGGCTTTGCCCGCTAGTTGGGTTACTGCCGCCGTTGCCGCCTTTGCCACCTGTATAGCCTGTTGCGGATATGCCGGAGATGCTGGTTGTACCGCCGGCCCCGCCGCTTCCGCTGGACGACGAGCTAGTACCCCTCGCGCCTGCTGCCCCTCCGCTAGCCGTCAGGGAAACGCTGCCGGACGAGAACACAGTCGAACCGCCGGGAGCGCCGTTATTGCCGTTGGACGATCCCGCCGCCCGCGCTCCACCGGCTCCACCGAGGCCCCGGACGAGGGTATACGTCGAGCCGAGCGACGCGCGTGGAATCCAGACGCGGCCGATGTAGCCACCGCCGCCCCCGCCGCCGCCGCCGTAGCGGTAGCCGGAGTTGGATCTGCGGCCGGAGCCGCCGCCGCCGCCCGCACCGCCGAGTGTGACCCAGCAACCGGATGCGCCCTCGGGTACCGGCTCGTCGATCAGATCCTCGTAGCCGGGGTCTTCGCTGGAGATGCTGAACGGTTCAAACGACGGCCACACCTTGTCAAAGCTGGTCCCGTTCCACGTGTACAGCTCAGGGTTGACGAACGCCGACCCGTTCCACACTTTGAACGCGGTGGGGTCAACGAACGCCGTGCCGTTCCAAACTTTCACGGCACCACCACGTACAACACACCCGCCGTGCCAGTACCAGGAAGGGTGGTTCCCATCCACATGCCCTCAGCGGTGCCGGACTTCTGCACCGACCCGTCCGCCTTGGTGAGCGATGCTTGCACACCGGTCGACATTTTCGACGCCGCGATCGCCGCGGACGGGCTGACGTGGGTGTTGGTGATCGACCCGGACGCAATCTTCGCTGAGTTGACTGAACCATCGAGTGGTGTGCGTTGATCTGACAGGCGCGAATCGTTACCCACGCACACCGTCGAGCCTGAGTTGCCCACAGGGATACGGGCGATGTCCAGGGTGCCTGACGTGACATTCGCCGCCGAATGGTTGTGTGACGAGGCCGCTTTCCCGTCCAACTGGGTTTGAACGTTCGAGGTCACACCATCGAGTGTGTTCAACTCCGACGTTGAAACCGTCAACCCCGACAGCACATTCACCTCGGCGGCGGTCGCCACCACATCCGTGACATCCGCCAACACATGCGTGTGCTCCGCGTCGGCCTTACCCTCAGCGAGAGTGTGGGCGTCGGCGATGCCGTCCTCCATGTGGTTCAGCGCCGCCGCCGACAATGGGGTCTCCGTTGATGGCGCGTTCTGCCACGCCTGCTTGTCGTAAGCCATGAGAATCCCTTCTAGGGCTGGTCCCTCAGCCCGCGCGGAACCAGGCACGAATAACCGTCACCCGGAAGCACCGCGAGGGCGGTGTTGATCATTTCGGTGATCGCCGAAGACCGATCCAACACGGTCGCCGGGGGCTGCCCCTCGGCGGTGACCTCCCACCCGCCGACCACGCGGGCGGCCTGCACAATCAGTGTGCCGTCACGGTCAAACAAGCCCATCATGTCGTTGCCGAACGCGACGATCTGATGATCAGTTTTGATGTTCAAAACAGTTCCCCTATCCAGGATTTCAGGCGACTATGCGGGGCGTCACGGAGATGCTCGCCCCCGTACCGGACACCTCCACGTCACCGTCGTCGAAAGCTTCCGAACCGACGAACGTGCCCGACGAGCTGGCCGACCAGATGCCGCCCTCCACGTAGGTGCCTGCCGCCACGGAGATTTCAACCTCGTCGCCGGTGTTGGTGCCCGTGGAGCCCGACGTCCACGACGTCTGCTCCCGCGCATATCCACCACCCGTGGCTTCATTCGCCCCTGTGGTGCCGGCAGCTCCGGTATGCACACTGATCCAGTCACCGAGACCGGCGATGGCGTCCGACGCTGCTTTGTGAGTTGCGTTGGGAATGCCCATGATTGTTTCCTTTCGGGTTATACGGGATTGAGCGGGACCGCCATGGCGGCCCATGTGCCCGACGAGCTTGTCGCCGTGAAGTTCGTGGCCGTCGTCGCGTCGCTGATGGTCAGGATCGGGAACAGGCCCGAACCCGAGAATCGGTTCGTTCCGCCAGAGGGTGTAAACGTCCGGTTCCCCATGTTGGCGAACGAAACGACTACCCGGCCACCGTCTCCAGGCGCGGACGCCGACAGGCTTGCCGAACCACTGTTTCCGTATGACTTCTGCACAGTGCCGGTGGTGGTCGCGTTCAGATACGAGGCCGCGACAGCGCCCACCCACCCGAAGCCGGTGGGCTTGTTGACCGTCACCTGCTTGGACCCGCCAGCAACACCATGAATGACATACAAGTGTTGAGAACCTTCGCCAGCGTTATTGTTTAGAGCCTGGCTGCCGATAAGCGTCATCGCTGATCCGTCGTAGGTGACAGAAGCGATCGTGTCGCTGCCCTGTACGACCAGTGACACCAGTACCGACGCTCCGGCGGTGGCCGTGTGGTTGAACGAGAACGTCGACGTCGCTTGCTGGGACATGGTTACCGCGTCGAACGCCACCGGGTCAACACCGTCATTACCCACAGCGTCCATACCGATTTCCGGGGTCAACGTCAGCTCGAACTCGCGGTAATACCGCTCCGCGCCGGACATTCCAACCTGCGGGGACAGTTCGATCCCGAAGCCCTTCGTGAACCCGAGTGCGGTACCCATGCCGACCTGCGGGTCCAGTTCGATACCGAACGACCGCGCAAACTTCGGCGCGGCCTCGAACCCCAGGCTCGGTGTGAACGACAACCCGAAACCGGGGGTCTGCGCGCGCGGCGTCGGGAACAGCGACACCGACGGATACAAATCCTCGGACGGAAACACCGGCTCGAACGCGGCCGGACCACGCATCGCGATATATGGCGCGAACACCAGACCGAACGATGCCTTGCTGTGGCTGGCCGCCCCCATCCCCAGCGAAACCGGCACCGATAAACCGAAACTCGCACGGTTGTGCGCCACGGCGGACATGCCGATCTCGGGGGTGAGGGTGACGCCGAACTCTTGTTTCGGACCGCCGTAGCGGAATCCCACCTCGGGAGTGATGGTGACGCCGAATGAGACGTGGGACTCAGCCCACCAGCCAACAGCCACGCTTATCCCCCAATCTGCAAGTTCACCGCCATGCCAGCCCACCTGTTCGGCTGCGACGAGGTGGCGCTCACCGTTCCCGTCCTCGTGGTTGTGTTGACACACAGGGGCGGGGCGATCCCCGACTGCTCCGCGCGCAAGCGCGCCCCCAGAATCGTTGTCAGCTTGTGCGACGACACCCCCCCGGCCCCGGCCGAGAACGCCTGCAGCGTCACCCCGCTCGAAACGGTCACCGGCTGACTGTGCGCGGTGCCGTTGCCGTGCGCGAACGTGGGGGTTCCCACGGACACAACATCGTTGAATGAAATGGCATACGCACTCACCCAGCCCGGGCCGGTGGCCTTCATCTGGCGAGCAACGCCGGAGCCTGCGTTCTCCATGCGGAAAATCGCCAGGCCCCCATTCGCCGGATCGCCATTGTGCGAAACGGACCCGAGAAGTACACCGCCGGCGCCGCCATACGTGGCCGACGGGGCTGAGCCCGCGCGGTCCCACGCCACCACCGCGAACACCGTGGCCCCCTCGGAGGCCTTGAAGTTCACAGTGGCGCTACCGACACCAGCCCCGGCCGACGACACTGCATCGAACCCAATATCCACCGGCTCCGGCGGCACCGGCCAGTTTTGGTCATTCGTAATCGTTCCGGGATACAGATACTCCGCCACCCGCACCCAAATGCGGGTATAGCCCGCGGCCGGGGGGTTGGAGGTATTCGAGTTCTCGTGCAGCGTGAATGTCGCACCCGAGTCCCGCTCAAAGAAAATCGTGGACGACCAGCCACCCGAAAAAAGTCCCGGATGCCCGAACCACGTTCCGAACGACTCTATCCCGTACCCGTAGTAGTACTCGGAAGGAATGTAGAACCCGTTCGCGTACGGGTCCCACCCCGTGGGATGCTTCCAGAACGTTGACAGCCACGCGTCATACGACTCGGGCGACAGGCCCATGGCGTTGTCGCGCAACGCCTCCGCAAACTTCGTGTAGTCGTTGATGTTCGTCGCCAGCGCCCCGGCAGCGTCGAGGAAGTTCGGGTTGAACGTGTCAGCGATCGACGCTGGGGGAGGAACTGGACCGATCGGCGGCCATGACGTTTCCGTCAGCCCAAGAGGGTCTATGATGTCCTCTTTGAAAATCTGCTTGATCGGCCGATGGGCCGGGTCAACAATCTCTATAACCATCCCGATCAGCGCAAAGTTGGAGTTCGTATACAGGTAGTCGGTGCCGGGATAGAAATTTGACGGCCCTTTCATAGAGCCCAGGAAGTCCTTCGCGCCCGTCCATGGCCACGTCGGAAACAGCGTGATCCAGAGCGCGTTGATACCCGCCGTATACTCCGCGATACCTGACCGCATGGACAGCATGTGCCCCATCGTGATCGCGGTACCGTTCGGGATACCCGGAACGTACTGCTCCAGAGTGTCATCCAGCGTGATGAGGCCTTTGTCGACGGCCTGGAAAAACGCAATCGCGGTGAACATCTTCGTGGAGGAACCCATGCGGAAGTGGTCATCCAACGTCAACGGGCGAACCGTGCCGCCCACGGTGGTGCCATACGCCTTCGCATAGTTCCCGCGCGGACCGGTGATCTGCAACATCACCCCCGGCTGGCCGGTCTCCGCGCGGGACTCCTCCACAATCAAATCCACCATCGCCTGGTCCTCCGGCGACAACAAATCACCCGCAGTGTGCGCGGGAGTGGTGAACTCGTAGGTATCCGACGGGTCCGACAACCAGCCGGCGTTGTCCACCGTCTTCACATAGAACTCGTACGTGGTGTTCGACTTCAAACCGTTTGTCCCATACGGCGGCAACACCGGGTCGGGATTCAACTGAACGAAATCGCCCGAAGCGTCCTTCTCTTTCGCGTAAACGAAATACCCTTTGATTGTCATACGTCTGTTGCTCCAGACCACGTAATCGTGATAGTGCTGAAAGTTGAATCGACCAGCTCCACCAACGTTGGGGGCGTCGGGGGCGTCAAATCCGGGTCAGGGTCAGGCAGCGGGTCGGGCCGGAAGAACACCCAGCCGCCACCAGGAGCGCCATTGCCGCCGGACTGAAAGGCCGCCAACGAGCCCTTGCCGCCGTTACCGGCACCACCAGCCGGCGCACCGTGGCCGCCCATGACCTTCTGGTCAACGCCGCCCACATAGTCCTGCTCGTTGAACGTGAACGTGCCCGGGCCTCGGCCAACAGGTTTCGACAAAAACCCTTCAGTGGTGCCCGCCGCGCCGCCCTCGGCGACAATGGAATACGTGTCACCCCCGGGCGTGGAGATAGACAACGTGGTGTTCCCACCGGCAGCGCCGTCACCAGGACCGCCCACGCCGCCAGCGCCCGGGTCGAGGGTGATGATGGCGTTGTCGCCGAAATGCTCACCGCGCACCCATGTGGTGGCGTTGAACTTCCCAGGCTGACCGGCCTGACCGTTGATACCCAAGGCCCAGCCTTGTGCACCACCACCACCAGCGCCCACCGCAACCGGGTCGATGTAGTTCACCCAGTTCGGAACCGGGAACACCGTGGCCGCGGTGCCAAGGTAGACCTTCAACGGATCGTGATGGTCACCGCCGGAACCTGTATCCACGGCGATACTCACCCACGGCACATCGCCCGAGCGGGTCACCGACGCCTTCGCAATCGACGACGGCGGGCTATCCGGCGACGTGTTGTTTCTGGTGGCCGCCAGCGACACAATCTGCGACGTCGGATGATTCGGCAAGTCCGCCACGCGGCCACGCACATAATGCGTACCGCCCACCGGGACAAGCTCATAGGCGTACGCCTCAGACGCCACCACGGGAACCGGGTCATCCAGCTCGTAGGAGATGAACTCCCCGGGGGCGGCCGTGCCGCCCAAAAGCCCCACGATGTTCGGGGAATGGTGCACCAGCGTCCAGTCGCCCGACGCCAAGTCGACCTTCCAGATGTTGACGTAGAACTCGGTGATCCCTGAAAGGCCGTAGCCGATCCACGACACCACGCCCAGCGGCATCGACTCTTCGATCAGGTCAACACCGATGAGCGAATTGCTCTGCGTGGCCTCCAGCCACGTCGTGACATTCGACAGCGGGAAGTTGGACCGCTCCGACGGCAACAAACCACTATCGACAGGCTTGTTGGTCCTGATGCCAAGGATGTCCCACGAGAACAACCCCAAGCTGGCGCGCGAGGCGATCTCCTCCAACACGTTGAACAGGTCGGCGATACCAGCACCAATACCCGGAATGCCCACCAGGCCACCGACAATGCTGTTGACGATGTTCTCGATGGTTTCCCGCAGATTCTCCGGGCCGAGCATGCCCGCGATTGACTCCGGGGAGATGTTGCGCAACGCGTCGAACAAATCCTCCAGCGTGTTCTCAACGGTCTGCACGCCGCCGCGGATCGCCGACACCACCGTGTCAATCGTCAACTGCACCCGGGCCAACAAGGTTTGCAGAATCTCCGGAAGACCCTCGACCCACGACTGCTGAATAACGCCGGTCTGCTTGACCTCAGCGTCATCCCACCAGAACGTGCCCGCAGTGGCGTCTTCGGTCACCACGAACCGGGTCTGCACACCAGTCACCCCAGCGGGCACCCGATACTCCCCCGACAGCTCCTTACCGGGCCACGCCAAGTTCGCGTCCTGGGGGGCGTACGCGTTCAAATCCACAGGGGCCTGTGCAACGCCGTCGATGTACGGCACCAGCTGCAACCGAATCGGCGCGCCCGTACCCACATAATCGTCGTGAGACACGAACACCCGGGCAGTGATTGTCTGCCCTTCGCTCACCGCGAAGAAATCGCCAACATTCTGCCCCGACCGCAGCGCCTTCAACGTGCCATCGGCAATAACTTTCGCCGCACCCGAACCATCACCGCTGCGCGAACTCGACGGGTCCACAACCCAATCCGCGTTATCCCCCACCGACCCCTCAGGAAACTTCGGGGCAGGAAGAATGTTCGGTGCTTGGTTTGATATGCCACCGATCGGCAGAATCGTCAACAAACTGGGCAGCAAATTCCGCAGCGGCGCAAGGATGATGTTCACCAACTGCGCCGCAGCCTGAATCGGATTGAAACTCGGATCGTTGAAGTCGATTGATTGGAAGAAGTTGCGGATGTTACCGAAGAACTGCGTCAGCTCCTCAACCCCACCACCCACAATGCCGGTGATCGCCTCGATAATGTCCCCGAGAATAGGGATGTTCAAAGCCCAATCACGCAACTGGTCGAACGATGCCTCACCAGGGATGAACACCCCAGCGACCGCGCGCACCACCCACGCCAAAAACTGCTCGATGAACTGCTCACCAATCTCAAGCAGCTGCTGAACGGTGAACGGCCGCTGCCACTGCAACGCCGACTGTTCCGGGTGAATACCCGGCTCAGACGGCACCGCATGAGCCCACTCCGGCAACGGATCAAACGATGACGTCATGACAGCGGCCAAACCTCAACCGAAAACATCGACGTAGAGGCAGAAGTCGTGTACGTCACCGAACCCGCCTGCCGTTCACACCGGAAATAGATCGTCGCCGGTGTACCGGCCGCCACACGGTCAAACCCATCCGACGAACCCGCCGCAGGTCCCGCCACCAGGATCAGCCGCTCCGATTGCGCCACACCGGGGCACCGTCCGATCACGTTGCCGCCAGTCTCACCGTTCAAACGGGCCACAAGATCAACCCGAACATCGGCTCCCTCACCGGTGACGACCGTGTAGCCTTGCACGCGCGGCCGCCAATCGAACGGCTGCGCCGGGATCGACACCTGAGCCAGAGTCGAGTTCGCATTGCCCGAGGCGGTGTTGTTGATCGACGCTGGAACATACCGATCCCCCACACGTTGCGCCGCCAACACGAACCCGTCAGCGGTCGAGTTCACCACCGGCACCTGCCCTGCGACTGGGGACGGGTCCACATCCGTCGGGTCCCACACCGCCTCACCATCCGCGCCTTTAGATCCCGCGTGCAGGGCGAGGTTCAACCGGTACACGCCAGGCGTGGAAGTGGACGGCGGTGTGATCTCAGTGAGCGACGCCTCCGCCGGGGTTGGATCGTCCGGGTCCAGCTCCGTCAGATTCACCGTCGTATCGAACGTGGCAGGAACACCCGGTTCGCCCTTCTCGATCGCGGGCACGCCAACACCGATACCGCCCTGCGGACGCAACTGGAGGATCGCCGCACCCGCCGTAGGATCGACAGGAATCTCCACGATCCCCTCAAACAAATAGTGAGTCCCAGCAGGATTCAAAGGCCACGACATAAGGCACGCTCCATTCACATTGGGCGAGTTACAGAAAGAAAGGGACGACCGCTGCTTATCCCTGAGGTGACAGCGTGAGGACCGACAACGTTTCAAAAATCCCCGTGATGAACCGCTGATGCTTCGCCAACGGGGCCTCCGACTTGCGTCCATCCCCCAACTGCGCGATCACCTTCCGCTCATCCTGGGAAACCCGCCACATGACGTTTTCGATGTAGTCAGTCACCATTCGGGTACGTGACATGAACACCAGCGACATCAGGCCGCCGCGAAAAACGTCACGACCCAACGCATACTGGGCACCGTTGCGGAACTGCACCGTCGCCGTCGTCTTGCCCTGCGAATCAAACAAGGCGTTGATGAATGCGAACACCGTTTCGATGTTGTACGGCGCTGATGCTGTCGGATAGAACCGCTCGATCGCCGGATGGTACGGGCCAACTTCGTCACGGCGGTCGTAATGCTGAATCAACTGGAACGCCAGGAAGCTGTTGTTCAGGAACCCCGACAGCAGATCGGACGGTATGCCGGTGAATCCAACGACAATCATCAGCGAGTCGATTAGCCATGCGAAGGTGGCATTCATCAAGTCGTTCAACCACTTTGGGCTACGGCCACCAATAATGTGCTGCCAACCCTCAGGTGTGTGGTCAGTGATCGTGCACGCATCGATGCCGGTGTCCTCACCCGGCTCGGGGGCCACGAAATAGGCGTATGGCTGCTCGAAATCCACACCCAACGCGGGCGCATAGAACACGCCGTCCATGCCGGGAACCTGCTTGATGACAGGTTTGAAGATGTCCCCCAGCGACCCGCCAAGGTCAATCGTGGTGCGCAGCACCGAATCGAGCACGGTTTTCGTCGGACCAGTGATCTGCGACCGGTCCACTGTGGAAAACACGTAGGTAGGCTGGTCCAGGTTCGCCCACCTGTCAGGCTGCGGATCACCTGGAAGCCACAAATCCATGCGGGTATCCACACCGTACGACTGGGTAACGTCCTTGATGACGGCCTGAACGGTTTCCATCCGCACTGTCCGCGCGACCATCGGCGACGTGTCCAGCAGTGGATTGGTGCGTGACACATACACCGGGGTTCGCAGCATGCGGGTGAACGCCTGCACCGACAACCCGTCACGCGACAAGGCCTGCAGCACGGTGCCGAACCATGCCCGGATATCCGGGTTCAACGACAGGCCGTTGTTGATGAACTCCAGCCACCCGGACTGCAACCGCAGAGCGCATTCTGCGACCATGTTCTCAACGACGGTTTGCAACGCCCACACGAAGACGGCGTGTGAGAACGGCTGAGCCTGAATCGGCAGCCACCACGACGGCCAAATCACGTAGTAATTGAGGATGTCGCGGATACCGCGCAGTTCAGCGGTGCCGGTCCATGCGCTGTCGCGGTACTCGTAGGTGTGGTTCTTCGTGTAGAACGCATACCGCAAACCCGCGGTTTCGACGATGACACCGACCATCGTCTTTTTGCAGTCCATGAACAAAGGGATGAGGGGGCTGTTCCCTTTGAGGACGATCCGCCCGGTTTCCACATCATTGCGGGGGTCAGCACCCGACGCCTCGATCAGGTCGCCACCAACCGATCCCATCGGCTGCCAGAATTTGTCGCACACCGTGAACCGGAACGACGTGTCTACCTTCGATTTGCGTTCCGCCAACGCCCGCGCGGTTCGTGCGATCCTGTTGGGGTCGCCGGACTGGAGGGCAGATTGCCATGCGGCGGTTTCGCGTTCAAACTTCGACAACCGTCAACCCTCCTTTCCGGGTATCACCAATTCACCCCACGAGCCAGAAAAACCGCGGGGCTGTCAAACAGCAGTCGGTGAACTACATTGGGTAGCGGCGCAACGGCGTCCCCGAAAGAATCACCTTCGAGTCAGCGTTGCCACCAACAATTTCTGTCTTCACGAAGAACTGCTGCGCCGGTTCGCCAGGCGACTTCGCGGGGATCGCCGCGTTCTCACTGAACCGCCCGGACAGATACTTGTAAAAGTTGCCCTGCGGGGGAACAATCCCGAACATTGAACCGATCTGATCGGTGAATGCGTTCCGTTCCGAGAAGAACGTCAGCAGTGTCTTCACCGCCTGTTGGAAGATGTTCAGCTCCTGCGGCGACGGCGGCACCGACGTCAAATCCTGCACCAACGTCGTCTGTGAGCGCGGGTCGGTACGTAGGAACACAATCTGATTGGGCAGCAGCGGACCAAACTCCACATACTCATCCGCGCCAGGGCCGTCATACAACCGGAACATGCCCGGGCCAAACAAGGTCGCATCCCAATACATCGGCTGGTCACCAACATTGACCATCGACACAAACCCAGACTGCGTGACATTCGCATTGTCGCCAGCCGACACTTTCCGCACCGGAGCTGGTGTCGCCTGCGTGATCAACGCGCCACCGGCCTGCATACCAAACCCAATACCCCGATAATCCGGGCCAAGCTCGCTACCAGTGCCGGTTTCCTTGTGCGACAAGATCGGCAACCCATTGCGCAACACTTTGAACATGCGCGGATCGCCCTCATACCCGGCAACCAGGGTGAACTTCTCCCCAATCAGCGGGGCCACCAGAAGCGGCCGCTGAAACATCACCGTCTGCGAGAAGTTGTTGAACCTCGACAGCTTGATCCAGTTGCCCTGCACCCGCATGCGGATGCCATTACCGTCCCAGTCTCCGTTGCTGTCGCGGCCCATGCGAGCCCACAGGTCATTAGCCCCACTATCAGGCAGGCTCCACTCTTGGAACCCGCCGAGCACCATCGACACAACCTGATTGTCGGTGTCGGTGTCGAAATCCTTGTACGGCCCGCACACCACCTCGCGGGTATCCGTTGTCAGCGGATCGTCCGGGTCGTCCCGCCACCTCGCCTGGTCACCATTGGCGTAGACGTACCCGCCGCCGTCACCCTCGTAGTACAGCGGCCAGTCCGCGCCGAGGTCCTGCGTGCCCGACGTGTCATAGTTGAACGTGTCGGTCATCGACTCATACTCGAACTGGAAACTCGCCGCGTAGTCGTAGGTACGCCAGAACCCCGAATCGGCCCGCAGGCGCAAACTTTCACGCTGCCGCTTGCCGATCTCCAGCGGTGCTTGCGGCGCGCCCTGGAACCACCTGACCGGCGCCCACCAGTGCCCCATGTCGTGGGTGAGGAAGTTCAACGTCGATTCCTGCTTCGCGTCGATCGACGCGACCAAATCGCGGTAGACCCTGCGCGTCCACTTCGGCGACCGGCCACGGCATTCCACCCCCACCTCAACCTCAATCGGGTCGTAGAGCGCATCAATATTGGTGATTCCGTCCTCGGTGGCGCCCTTCTGGTCGATGTGCTTCCACGGCGGGATCAACCCCTTGAGTGATGTGAGGTGCACCATCTCCGGGGCTACAACCCGGTCAGGGACCGCCATCCCGCCCATCATGTGGAAAGTGATCGACTCGTCGTAGGCGTCGAGCCACATCATCGGCTTTTCACCCTTGGCGAGGTCATACCATCCGTGCGGGGTTACACCAGTGGCGGGGTAATGCTTCTTAGCCATTTACCCTCCCGGCATGAGGTACTGGTTTTGCAGGTGATACGCGATGTCGCGGCCTGTTCCGTCTTCGGTGGCGCGCTGGTTGTTGACCGTGATGTTCGTGTCGCCACCCTGGTTGACTTGGGTTTGACCCTGGCCTGTGGCTTGCGGGTCGATGTCCTTGCGCTGCTGGGATGCTTGGCCGGCCAGGTTCGGCAACGCCGGGGCCGCACCAGCAATCCCACCGGCAATGCGGGTGATCCAGTTGTTGTTCGCCAAATCCGAACCACCCGTGGGCAAGAACGTTTCCATCAACCCTTGGGCGCCGATCGCGGCGACCTGACCGCCGTACTCGATGGCACGGTTGATCAGCTTCACCCCAGTCTGCGCGGCCTGACCCGCACCCGGGGCCATCGCGTCCAGCGCCATACCACCGGCCTGCACCGCCATGCCAAGCGCACCACCACCGTCCATGCCGATACCACCGGAACCGGACCCCGCATACGGTGCGACGTTCGCGCCGATGTTGGTGGTGTTTGTTGGGCCGCCAGTGAACAGTCCTTGTGGCGCACCCTGGGCCATCGGGCCGCCACCGCCTCCCGTGGTGGGCAGCGGCGCCGGGTTCGGTGCCCACGCACCCGACGAGATGGGGGCCGGTCCGGGCAGCGGACCTGCACCGGTGCCCGACGCGGGGCTTCCCGATGCCGGAGCGGAACTGCCCGTGGCCCCGCCGCCGGTGGGGACAGCCACACCAACACCGGCACCTTGAGCGGGCCAGTTCGTCACCGACACCGGCACCGGGCCGCTGCTCGACGGTGCCAATGCAGGGGCAGCAACCGTGGTCGCTGCCGGTGTGCTCACAGTCGGGGTTGCAAGAGCGCTCGGGGCCGCTCCGATCGGCCGGTAGTAATGCGACGTGAACGCCGGATCGTCGGCGCCCGTGCCGCCGATACCACGCCGCGCCGCTGCCTCGTCAGTGCCCCAGTTGAACGGGGTGCCGCCAGGCAGCGTCGCCTGCATGTGGCTGGCGTTGAAACCGACCCGGAAATCGCCAGGCCCGCCCATGCCCTTGATGAAGCCATGCTCGGTAAGCCACTGATCAGCATTGCCGGTCGCCAACGACCGACCGCCCGTGGGGCGGCCGTCGAGGATGTTGACGAGATCCTCTACGGCGCTTGAACAGTCGCCGATGCCCTTGGTCAGGTCCGCGATTCCGGTCTGCGAGTACCGGCCAGCGGGAACGGACGCGAGCAGTGCCGCGTCACCGGGATAGGCACCGATCGGCGTCATCGACACACCGGTCGCACCGCCCGACGGGTAAGAACCACGACCCGCGTACTGATTGTTCTGATACTGCGGACCGAACACTCCCTGCGCCCCAAGGACACCCATCAAACCGTGACCGCCCTGAGTGGGGTTATAGGCCGAAATGGCCTGCAACTGCCCCAACAACGGTGCGGCGGCAAGGTTCGCCACGAACTTCGTGATGTTCTCCGCGATCCCAGCCAAACCCTTCGAGATACCGAAATCCTGATCAAGCTTGGCGCCGATCTGCCCCAAATCCTTGGCATGCTGATCGGTTTGCTTCGTCAGCTTCTCGTACTGATTCGCCCGCGCATCCGACATGCGCATCTCGGCGGCCTGAAGGTCACGTTCCGCTTCGATCACATCGTTACGGGCCTTGAGCCGGTCCTCTTCGGTCGCCTCGGTGGACTGCTCCAACTGGGCTGCGCGGGCACGCTTCTCCGCCAGTTTGTGGCGGGCATCCAGATACGACGATTCAGCGGAGAACACGGCAGCGTCCTGCGGCATGCCAGGAATCCCCGGCGGCAACGTCGTGTCATACGGCAACACCGGTGCATCCGGCAACTTCGGGCCAGACGACGACGACCCGCCGGCACTACCCGCAGCGCCCGGAAACAGATCAGCCAACGGACCATCAGGACCCGCATCAGCAGCGGCAGCACCACCACCGCCACGGCGCCCGCGTCGGTCCTCCACGGAAACATCCAATGGAACCTGACCAGGCAGGTTGCCGAACGGAGAAGACGGACCATTCGAGTTCGGACCAACAAGCCCCGGTATCGGGATACCACCAACCGTAGGCGTACCAGGCCCAGGCCCGCCGCCAAGTTGCGGCAACGGCGACGGTTGCGGATCAACCCCAGTGCCGCCCTGAATGTTCCGGTCCCACCACTCACGGGCTCTGCGCCCCAACTGGTCCGGCGTGTTCGAATGATTCCAATTCTCCGCGCCAGGAATCGCGTTCTGAATGGCCTGCTCAATCTCAGGGCCGTTCTGCGCGACCAGGAACGCCAACCACGCCGGGACCGCCACCCGCGACAGCGCAGCAGAGATTCCCTTAGCCGACTTATCGGCAGTCGCGGGAAGCCCCGCCAGGGTAGTGCTCACTGTTGAAAGGGATTGCGTCAACGCGGTAACACCGGCGATAGCCTTCCACGCCATAAACGCGGTCACTACATCACCAACGCTGATGCCTATCCGGTCCAGCATTTCGACCACACTCGACAGTGCATCCCACAGATCCTGCGCAGTCTCAACCGCACCCTCGAACGCATCCTTGATGTCGTCCTTGTGGGCAACGATCCACGCGTTCAAGTCATTCAACTTGTCGGTCACATTGTTGATCGACTTCGCCAACGCCCCAGGACCCTCAGTAGTGTCCAACGGGTCACCAAACAAAGCCGAAATGAAGTTCGCCCCAACACGACCCACAGCAGCGTTCATGTTCGACAAGGCACCGTCAACAGTGTCGGCCAGCTTCTTCGACATGCCACCGAACTGGCCCTCAATCGCCTGCACAAGCATGCCGAACGAAATTGTGCCGTCCTGCGACATCTTCTGAATCTCGGCGCTCGTCAGGCCGAACTCTTTCTGCAACGCCGCCTGAACATTGATGCCACGCTCATTGAGCTGCAACATCTCTTCGGCCTGCAGCTTGCCCTTGTTGAACACCTGGTTGAAGATGACGGCCAGGTCGCCGAACTTCTGGCCTGACGCACCGGCCGCGTCCGCGATCGCCGTCAACGCCGCCTGCAACGGGCGGCCCTGCTTCACCCCACCGGCAAGGAACTGAGTAGCCGCCTTTGCCGCCTCATCCAACGCAATCGGAGTCCCAACAACCACCTCGTTGATATCCGACATGATCGTCTTAACCTGCTCGGCGCTGTTCCCCATCGCGGCAAGACGGTGCGACGTCGCATCAAGAGACTTGTACCTGTCGAAACCCTTGAACAGGGCAACACCGGCGGCGCCGATGATTCCTGTCGCGGCGGCCGTGAACGCCGTGCCCAACGCGCGGCCAGCCAACGCGCCAGCCTTCGACGCCGCACCCTCATACCCCGACAGGGCAGACGAAAACCGGCCCGACACAGGCAACGACGACGCAAGAGACGAACCAAACGACGAACCAAACCCCCGGCCCGCCGACACACCATTCGCCGCGAACCCATCCACAATGCGAGAACCCGCGGCCTTCGTCGCACGATCAACCTCACGCGACAACTGCTCACCAGCATTACGGCCAGCGGCAGCCGCCTCCTTGGTGACGTTCTCGCCGATCGCGCGGCCAGCAGCCGAACCGCCACGAGCACCAGCAGCAGCCATCTCACGCTCAATGTTCTTCGCCGCCACCGCAGCAGCACGCTCATCAAGACGAGAAATAATGTCCACGTAGATCGGCATCAGACACTCACCTCCCGTCACCAGCCGAACAGATCGGCCTCAACCTCACGCTGCAACTCGTGCGCCTCAACTGAGGCTTTCGCTTTCTCCAACCGATCAACCGGGTCCTCGAAAGCGAACGGCTCATACGCCGCTTTACGGCTCTTCGATGCATGGAATGACGCCCTGAACCGGGCGATCTCGTTGTATGTTTCCGCCGCGATCAACTCCGGCTCAGACCAGCGGCCACCGCGAACAGCCCGCGCCACCGCACCATCAACCGGCGCGAAATCCACATACAACTCCCGAACGCGTTCTTCAGGATTGTCCACGAACCGAACCCCGAACAGGTCCAGCAACTCCAAACTGGACAGCCTGCCCTGATGCCAATCCGAAACACTCAACCCGAAGAAGCGCCGCAGGTCACTCGCTATCTGTCTCGGGTACAGTCTCCAGAACCACTGAGCTTCCATCACTTTTCGAGTCGGACTCAGCTCGCTCCGCGATTGTGAAGCCCTGCTCGGTCCACGCCCGCCACACATCCCGGGCGCCAGCCGCGCGGCCACCGATCTTCTTCGACCGCAGGACCTCGTAGTTGTCCATGCCCAGCACGACCTGAACGATCCGCACCTCACGCGGCGGCGACACACGCTTACCGTCCTTGTAGTACGGCGGCCCCTTGACCGCGCCGGGACGGGTCTCCGCCGGCAACACCATCTCGTTGCCGTCACGGTCCTTCACGGTCTGCTCCGGGATGTACAGGTCCGGCTCCCGGTCATAGGTTTCGATCTCTTCGAGATACGCCTCGTAGGCTTCCAGCGCATCATCGTCGAGCATCCGAAGGTTGGGGTGCGGGGGGATCGTCATGGTGGTGCCGTCATCGAACCGAAGGACACGATCAGCGAACGGCGAATCGAACTCGGTGGCCTGTTCACGCGCGGCGGCACCATTGTTCTCGGGTTTCTTCACAGACATCAGGGGCTTCCTTAAAAAGGGGGGGCTTCGGGGTTGAGGGGTTGGGCTGGCTTTATGTGGGTGCCTGCCGGGTGGGTGCCAGCCCCAAACCAACCCACCCGGCAGGACGATTCACCGGCTAGCTGCCGTCCGAGTACTGCTCAGCCCAGCCCGGGCCACCCATCCACACATAGAAGTAGCCGGGCACCAGAGCGATCGTCCCCGCCGGGTCGGGCCGCATGAAGTACTCATTCGGCAGCACCTTGTACGTCAGGTCCGCCGTGTCCGGGTCGGTCTTCGACCGCTGCTTCGACGCCTGGTCGTCCAGCTTCACCGCCGGGTAACCCTCAGCGCGGTAAATGAACCCGCCCGAGGTGCGGCGCGCGTACAGCAGCAGCAGCTGGTACTCCGCCGAATCAGCGTCCAGCAGCGGACCCTCACCATAGTCAGGGGTACCGGGAAGAGCCACCAGCGGATTACCGGCGTTGTCACACAACGGCAACTCCGACTCCAGCCGGTGAATCAGCGGATCAGCAGTCCCCAGCGCCACGAACCGCACCGAGTACGACTTTTCCGTCACCTCAGAATCGACAGGGAACTTCGACTGCAACACCATCAGATCGTCAGAGGTGACATCCGGTTCACGCTCCGCGCCGCCATCCTCAGGGTTGCAGCCGATATGCCACCAGCCCTCATTGGGGGCAGTGTTGTACTCGTACTTGCCGTTCACCTTCCGGCGGATGAACAGGTCGTCGCGAAGCTTTCCGTCCTTCGCGTACGGAGACCACTTCACCGTCACGCAATCATCCTCGAACGGCGACATGTCCGTCGCGGCACCGCGGTTGTCGCGGATGAACACCGCCTGCAGGCCGCCACGCTCGATGAACGGCTTGTGAATGTCAGTGAATCCGCCGGCGCTCCAGTCGGTGCCGGTCAATGGCTGCGTCATAGGGACGCTCCTCTCATTTGGATAAGGGACCGGATTGCGAAAATTTCCGGCGAACAAAAAAGGGACCCGGCGCTACCGCCAGGCCCCTTGTCAGGGCTGAAACTTCAATTAGATGTACTGAACACCGATCTCGTAGCGGCCCACATGCCGCACCAGGTGACCGTCGTCGTCATACTCGACGAGGACCGGTTTCATCAGCACACGCGCATAGTCGATACGCGCCACCACACCACCGCCGAGCGGTATCTCCGTCAGCGGATTGACGACGAGCTCCAGCATCCGTTGGTGCGTCAACTCGGCCTCATCCTCGGCGGCCTCATCAGACGCGGCGAACGTATGCACCGACACGACAGCCACATCGCTGCCTTCCTCGGGAACGTCACGACCATCGACGCGGCGAACCACACGGTGCGGCAATGGATCACCCGACAAACGCCGCGTAGACACCTTCCCTAGTGGTGACAGCCACGCCACCAGCACACGGTGGATACTCGGCGCTGAATCAGTCGCCATACGCGTTGCCGCCGAACTGTTTAGCCGTCTTCTGGGCAGGCGCGTACTCGTCGTTGTGCGCCGACCCGAACTCCACGAGATGCGCTTGCGGATCAGTCGCGCCGACCTTCCCGCGACCCTTGTTCGTGGACCGTTCCGTCACCTGAACAGAATCACGGTACGCGCCGGTGCCCACGGGAGAATGGTTCTTCCACGCGGCAACAACCTCGTCCATGAACTCGTTGACGCCCTGATTCACCTCAGGCAGTTTGTCGAAATCGTCCAGCCGCACACCGAACTTCGCTAAAGGGTTCTTCCTCGTTGGACCGTTAGCCACGATTCATCACACCTTCCGAAGTTCTGCCACCAAACCCGGCGCCCAACCGTGAAAACCCATGTTCCAGTCACGAACCGCAACCACATCGAACACATCCGGCCCGTACCCCACACGGTCTTTCACCTTCACCGGTGAACCGGGCGGCAAGTACAGGTCAACATCGATCGTTTCGGTTTCCACAATCGAATACGTCCCCACCACCTGCACATGCGGGGCAAGTTGGATGACCGGAACAGTCACCCCGGCACCGAACTGGGGAACCGTGTTCCCCAAACCATCCGTCGAGTCACCGACGTGCGGGTAATGCGTCACCGTGTACGCGGTTGGAAACGTCATAGCCTGTGAATCGTGATCGTAGGTGCAGGGTTGGCGAACCGTTTCGCATCTTCTAACTCGTCCCGGGTGAACACTGCCGTCCCGGACACCCACTCTGCGTTCCGCTGGGTGAACGGCCCTGCCGTCAGCGATACCGCCTGCGATGAAACCGAACCCGGCGTCACCGTCAGGTGACGTGCAGCGACCGCAGCAACGAACTCTGTTACAGAGTCGGGCACACCTCCGCCAACATATTCGACGATCACCACTGTGCCGGTAACGAGTGAACACCCATTTCGGGTGACATCCACATAGTTACCGTCTTGGTTGAAGTCGACTTCTTCTCCACCGGTAAGCGTGACTGCTTCGACTTCATCCACCACGCCAGGCAGCCACACGCGCCCATTGACGACCTGCGCCCGCACCCGAGTGGCCCCGGTGGTGAACACCCGCCCGGTGACGCGCTGGAAGGTGTCACTGACACGGCCCAGCACGCCATCCACACGGGAAGACTGCTCCGGTGTGAGCGCTGCGGCGCTCGGCAATCCGAGCGCCGCAGCAACGTCATCGGCGGTAGCAAGCAACATCGCTGTGGCTAGCTGCCCGTCTTATTGAAGACGACCACACCAGTCGGGCGAACAACCTTGCCGCCGTACACGTGCAGAGCGCGGATACGGTCAGAGAAGCTGTCCTGGTCGCGCAGCGCTTCAACGGTGTCGATCTGCGACACATACGCCGCCGCCGACGGATGGAACGCTACGAACTGCTCATCGTCGGTGTCCCGCAGGTTGTTCGACTCCACGATCCGGGCGCCCAAGAGGTTCCCGATGGTGCCCGCGCGCAGACCAGCAGCGTCGCCGGAGGTGTCTGCACTGGTCAGCTTCGACCCGGATGACCGCAGCCAGAACGCCATCTCCGCGTTCACGACAACGACACGCCCCACGTTCGGGACGTTCGCCTTCGTCAGCTCCTTGAGCGCCGTGGCGATCAGGTCGAACGCGTCATCGGCGTCCGTAGGTGCCGAACCGCTCAGCGCGGTCCCGTTGTCCACCAGCAGATCGGCGATGAACTTGTCGGTGTCGGTGGCCAGGGCCGTGGCACCAGCACGGGTGTAGGCCTCCAGCGACCCGGCGACCTGAACCCGGTCGATGTCATCGACGAGGAAGTCGATCGACTTTTCCTGATCGATGAGCAGATCGACGCCGGTGTCGGAAATGGCGTCCGCCGAGGTCTGCCGGCCAGCGGCCTTGTAGTCCTTGACGGTAGGTGCCACCACGCCCGCGATGTGGACCACGTTGCCCTTGCTTGCGGTGCCTTCGTACTCGCGGTTGACGAGGTTGGCGAAAACGGTCTGGGCGGTCCACTCCTCCAGGAGCATGTCCGACCAGAGTTCAGGAATGAAGTTGTTGAAAGCCATTTTTGGCTCCCTTCTGTGTTAGTGGAGTTCTCCACGTAGATAGCTGTCGAGGCGGCCCTCTTCGCGCGCCTTCTTTCGCTCGGCAGGCGGCAGCGCCGCGTACTCGGCGGGGGTGAGAGGCTTCGGGCCTTCAACCTTCTTGTCTGATGTGACTTCCGACGTCGGCACGGCCGACGATGCCGTTTTGGCCTTCAGCGCTTCTTCGATCCGCTTGTTGACGAATTCGTTCCACCGGTCGGCGGATTCGCGCATCTCTTCTTCGGTGTCGCCATGAATGAACTCCGGGTCGACTTTCGTTTCGCGCGCCACATTGCTGCGGATGCGTTCACGCTCAGCGGTTTCGAACTTTCGTGCCAGTTCTTCGATCCGGGCCAGGGGGTCGTCGCCGATCTTTTCCTGCGACTCCCGCCATTTCTTGGCGTCCGCGAAGTTTTCCTTGGCTTGCGCCTCGTTCTTGCGGGCCATTTTCTTCCAGAACTCGACCGTCTCGGTTGGTTTCGGAGCTTGCGTGGGCTCCTCAACCGTGGCGGTTGCGTCCTGGTCGACTGCCGGTTCCACTGGCTCCGTTACGGCGCTGTGTTCCGACGTTTCTGCTGTCACATCATCAGACATGAGGGTTTGTTTCCTTTGCGGATGGGTTTTCTTTGTGACATGCCCCGTTACGGGACATGTGTGCGTTATCCAGCTCGCCGAGGGTGTCAGCGCTGGATGCTTCTGGGGCCTGAGAACTTCTGGTCACGCCATGCGAGGACCGGCCCGACCTCGCCGTGCTCGCGAGTGACGATCAACTTCCGGTAGTCGACGGCGCGTCCGCCTCGGTCTGCGATGTCCGCGAACGCCTTCACCTGGTCATGCGTTTCGTTGAGAAGTTCCGTGCTGATTGTGTCGAAGTCCATCCCCGGGGGGATAACGTCGATATCGCAATCGCAGCCCGGATGGATTGGCATCAGCGAGTTTTTGCGGTACCGCATGGTTGATGCGATGACACACAGTGCGCAGTTCTCGTTTCCGGTCAAGACGCGGCGGTAGAACTGGACGCCGCTGCGGGTGAACGACGCCCTAGCTTGGTGCGTCTTTGCAAGTTGCAGGTCGGTGCCCGCCAGGTTCTCGATACGACGCTGACCGGCACGGAGTGCCGCCGCGACGCTCTTACCTTCCGACAGTGCCGTACGTGCTGTGATCACGGGCCGCGCGTACACCGTCTCCGACGGCACACCGCGAATCGCGGAAACCTCGACGGCCTGCACCGGTGACTGCTGGGTGACTTCTGAGATGTACACCGAAGTCATGGCCGCCATCGACTCTTGGGCCGCTTGGACAACCGGTGCCACCGAAGATGTCAACTCTTGCAGTCCACTGTCAGACAGCGTTACCGATGTCCACGCTGCGGACACATATTCGAGCAGTCTGCGCCTCAGTTCAGCGGTCGCAGCCGCATACTCAGCGTGATCCATCTTCCTGGGGACGCTGCACCGAGTTGCCGGCGAACAAAGTTATCTGCTCACGCGCCCTATCGAGATCGTCCTGCTTGATCTGATCGGCGTTGTAGTTCAGGATGTTCCGCCGGATAGACGCCCACGACTCGCCGGCCGCCTTAGCCAGAGATGCTGCGGAATACTTCTCCCCCAGCGTCACACGGTCAGGCGACTCAAACGACACATCAACGGTGTCCTCAACCGATTCGCCCTCAATCTGCAACGCCTTAACCAAGATGGCCTCAAGGCCGATCTTGGCTATCGACAACCGATCCTCACACTTGAACAGGAAGCCCTTCTCAATGTTGTGCGCACCCTCAGCTGACTGGTTCGCGCTGTCCGGCATCAGCATCGGCAACGGAGTCTTGGTCGCCGACGACAGCTGTCGAATATGCTCCTTGATCGCCGACAACATCGGAGTGAAGTCGTTCGTCTGCGATTCCCAGATATCAACCCCAGGGGGCAACTCCCACAACGCTCCCGGCGCGGCCTCAAAGATCGAGGCGTAGTCGATCGCGTTGCCGTTCTCATCGACCTTCGGCAACCCATGCTCCGTCGACTTCAACGCACGCTGACGGAAAGCCTGGATCGCCATCGTGGTCAACAACTGAAGCTCAGCCCGGTTGATCCGGTTGATGATGTCAATGTGAGGCTCCACCTCGCCCATGCCATCAGGGTTCTGGTACACCACCACCGGCGGCGGCGAACCGGTCACTACAGCATCACCAACCGGAACCCACGAGTCTGAGATTCGCGTCACCAGCCTGCGCCGGGACGACGACTGCACAAAGCACGGACGGGCGAACTTTTGCCACCCGTCACCCGACCACACAATCGCAAAATCCGACTCGGCATCGAGGTCCCGCCACCACCGCATAGCGGACCTGATCCGCCACGGCTGCAGCGGGTCAACGCTGACAACCATCGTTTCAGGAGAGTCAGCTGTGATCGTCGCCGTACCGTCATCACGACGCCAGCACGTCAAATACGACTCGCCGAAGTCCAGCCCATACTTGACCCACTGCTTACACACGGAATCCATGCGGTTATCCCGCCAGATGCGCCGTGCACGTAACGCCAAATCACTATCGGCGGAACCACCAACCGTGATGCCATTCGGGATGATCCGGTCAGCAACAGAGTCACGCACCATCAGACCCCAGTTGGTGCGCGCCTCACGCTGAAACGAACGCCACGCCGCAGACGTGTTCCTCGTCAACTCGGGCAGCGGAGCATCCCCATTGGAGTAACGCGCCAACAAACGCACCCGCGACATTCCGTCGTCGATACGCTTCGTCAATACCGGGAGCCATTCCGCTGGCGTTGAAGCAGTCAACAGCTGACCCCCTCTCTGTCTCTATGGCGACTAGTAGATCCGTCTAGGCGCAAACACTTTCGGGCGCGGACGTGCACCATCACGACGCGCATCAACACACGCCTCCCACGACAACATCCCCGCCATCGCAGCATCAAACTTGTCGGCCAAACGGCCATCCTGCTTCTGCATCACCCACAGCGGCTGGCCTGTATCGTCCACCAGCTTCAGCTCACGCCGCCCCGCATGACCCATATGCTCAACAAACTTCGGCCGCCACACATTGGCAGCCAGCGCCGCGTCGCCAGTCGCCAATGCATCGGCATAACCCTGCGTCGCAGCAGCCACACGCCTCAAACTGCCGCCGCCGCCAACCGCCCACTCCACAACCCGATCCGGGAAACGACCCGCCCACGCGGCGATCGTCGAATCCCAGCCCCACGGGTCGCAGTACATGCGCCACACCTCAAACCGGGCCATCATGTCCACAACGAGCGCTGTCACCTCATGCTCAGGGACTTCCCACTCTTCGACGTTCTCGGGCCGCTCCCAACAGCCCAACAACATCTGGCGTCCCGTCGCAATCTCAGTGACCACGACAGCCGTCGCATCTCTCCACCGCGACCCGTCAAACCCAGCGGTGACGAACGCTCCATCCGGCACCGTCTCATCGCACTGCACCAGGCGCGTCATATCGAACGCCTGAGAGCCAGACTTACGCCACCGATTCAGATAGACCCGCTCCCAGTAAGCGCGGTCAATACCCGTGCGGTCGTAGTCCTTCGCGATCCGCTCAAACTGCCCCGGCCCCCACTCCCCAATAGGGCCAGTGGCATCCGCGACAGCGGCGACACGCTTCTCCACGGTGGACAGATCATCATGCTCATCGCCAGCCCAGCGCCGAAAGAAGAACAGCGACGGGTCCTGCCGCTCACCCCTGGCGATCGACTCCGCCTCGGCAAGCACGTCCTCTTCGATGCTGCCCTGACCAGGCTGCCCAGCAGTCGACGTGTACAACGTCCACGGGTCCTCCATCGGCCGCTTCGGCATGTTCTGCAACATCGTCTCGTGCGCGTCACGATGCCTCGGCATAAACAACCGGTGCGGCTCATCGAAATGCTGAAACGTCGTCCGCGCGCCATCGCGAGACCCCGGAGCATTCGACACAGCAACAGCGAACCCATCCTCGCCACCCGAAGGCGACAACCGGACGATCCGCTCCTTGCTGATATCAAACAGATCAACATCGGGGCCGTTCTCCAAGATGTACTTCAGCACACCGAACGCCAGCTCCGACACCTGCTCCTCGGTGACCGCCATCATCGGAATCACCGGCGACCGCACCGGCCGACCCACAGGATTCCCCGCGGCGTCAAAACCGTCACACCGAACCGGCGCCTCTGGATGCAACTCCACACCGCAAATCCACGCCGCGAACTCGGTCTTGGCTACACCCTTCCTGAGTTCGACACCAGCCCGCTCGAACCGCCGACGGCCAGCCAAACGGTGCCCACGCGGATACAACTCATACAGCCGATACACCAGCGCGCGCTTCTCGTCATCGAGACGTGCAGGCTGACCCGACAGCGACCCCGGGCCGAACACCATCCGATCCTCAATAAAGTCGCACACCTGCGGACCCAGCGTCGGAAACGCCAAATCCACGGCCGGCACCTGAAGTACAGCCATCCAAGCTGCCTCGGTCGAACCGCTACGTCACAAGCTTCAGGCGCGGATCATCACCAGGCTCAGACCGGCTCACGGGCGCGGCCTCCGACTTCCGCCGCTTCGACCCCTTCGCCTTCGAATCCTCCGTCGCCTCAATCTGCCACTCCAGACGGCGGCGAGCCAACGGATTCGTCCCATAATCGGTGTCAGCCTTCTCCAGCCGAACCTGAGCCTCCGCCCGCGCCTTCGCGGTATCCGCAGTCCAAAAATCGTTGTACAACATCGCCACACGAAACAGCCCGTTGATATCCGAATCTGTGTACTCCGGGGCCATCGGCGACGCCCAAATGTCATTCCACCAACGCACCGTCAACGGATGCCACACCACACCATCCGGCAACTCAGGAGCGACCACATCATGATCCGCAGACAACGTAGCCCGCGTCGACGACTTATTGCGCCGAGCGCGCACAGAAGGATCTTTAGGTAGGGGTGGCATGACATTCCTCCCATTTCGGGAATCAACAAGGTATCAGCAAAACCGCAGGTCAACCCCATTTCGGGGCAGCCGCGAAACCCCCCGGTTCCGTACAGACCAAAATCTGCA